AGTTCACACCCGACTGCTCTTGCGCCAATCCGGAGCCTAAGATCTGCTGTCCCTGCTTCCCCGTCAGTCCCTCGATCGAGCGAATGAACTCGGTCAGGCTGTTGCCCTGAATCGGTTCCAGCGAGAGGCCTTGGCCGGGCGTGGCGGGTGTGTTGGAAGCCACCGGGTTTGCCTCCTGCCTCTTATGCTACCTCGACATGGAACGTTCCGGCGCCGCTCATCAGCACCATCAGATCGCCGACCGGAGAGTTGTTGCCCGGAAAGCTGGACCTGTAGGTGCGTGAAGCCCCTGCTGCCCCAGTGGTGGCCGCGGCCAGGATGTAGCCGTAGTTGGTGGTGGACAGAGGTCCGACGATGTTCGGGCGGCCCACGTACAATGCGCCGCTGGCGTCCGCCTGCAAGGTGACCTCCTGGTAAGACCCGGCGCAGTTGGCGTCCAGTTGCGCTTGAATGAGCGCCAGAAGCGATTGCGGCGAGTTCGCCTGTCCGGCTGAGATCGTGATCGTGCCGGCCACGTAGCCGGCGGGAAACAATGGAAAGCCTGTCGCATATGCGCCCATGTCAGTAGTATACGTCCTTTCTTGAGTTTGCGGCGAACCGAGAATCGCTCCGAGGCCCCATCGCCGCCCCGCAGATCGCAACGAACAGCAGAATGCGTTTCATTTGATCCTCCAGTTTCTCACAGCCACGCCGGTTAGTGCGCCCGCTCCAGCGAAGTTCACAATAGCTGGCACTTTGCTTGGGTGGTGTCTTGTCGCCAGCCACTCGATCAACACTACCGCTCCTACTGCGGATACTTTGATCGCCACTCCGCCGTGCTTCATGATCGGATTCGCTTCCACTCCACCGCGCGAACTGGCTACGTCCATTCCCTCCGCTGCGACGAGCGTGGCAACCGACGCAAGCCAAAGATGGCGGTGGTTCTCTCCGGCGTGCAGCAGAGGAGCCATCGCCAGCGCGAATATCAGAGCGGCCAAAAGCCAGGGCGTATGTCTCATTCTCAATTCACCGTAACGGTAGCCGTTGCCGCCGCCGTTTGCGCGTTCGCGATGGCCGTCTGTGCATTGAGCCGGTTTGTTATCTGAGTTTTCACGGCCGCCGGGATGCTCGGATCAGTAGTTGTGACGGCCCACTGCAAAATGCCCATCAGTTTGGCATTGATCGCCGCCTGGACAATCTGTTGAGCCAGGTCCTTGGCCGAGGCGTACTGAGGGGTCACACAGGTTATGCCATCGGTTGCATAGACGGCACACTGCGTTGCGATCCAGGCGTTGACAATCGGAACCGCCGCAGTTGGCACGGTAATCGTCACCGTCGCTACGGTTGTTTGCGCCGAGAGCAATCCAGGCAAAATAGCCAGAGCTAAAATCACAATCGTTCGCTTCATTGAGGTTTCTCCTTTTAGTTAGTCGCTACAGTCCAGACGTGTCCACCGCCCGCACACGTTTCATGGACCAGATCGTATGCCCATTCTTTACCTGTCGCGGGGGTTGGGCAGTTCGATTGATAGATTCCAGAAGGCGCTGCGTTCGTCCCATTGATCGTCAGCGATGGGGTCGCATACGTGAAGCTGGCGCGGGCGGTCCAGAGTCCTTTAAGCACGGCATCCACCGACGCTTGGGCTAAGGCGTTGTTTTGCAGTTGCAGATTGTGCAGCGCAACGAGTCCGGTAAAATCCGTATACGCCGAGATGGTTAGTACACCACCCACGTTAGAATAACAATACAGATTTTGCACCGTCGTCCACGCGCTCATGTCCGCGCTGGAAATCGAGTACGTCCCCGTGGGCATGGAGAACAGTTCCCAGTTCGTTAGCCTCCACGCGCTCATGTCCGCGCTGGAAATCGAGTACGTCCCCGTGGGCATGGAGAACAGGTACCAGTTCGTTGGCCTCCACGCGCTCATGTCCGCGCTGGAAATCGAGTAGGTTCCGGCGGGCATGGAGAACAGGTCCCAGTTCGTTGGCCTCCACGCGCTCATGTCCGCGCTGGAAATCGAGTACGTCCCCGTGGGCATGGAGAACAGGTACCAAGTCGTAGGCCGCCACGCCGACATATCCGCGCTGGAGATGCTGTAGGTTCCAGTGGGCATGTAGGCTAGGGACCAAGTCGTAGGCCGCCACGCCGACATATCCGCGCTGGAGATCGAGTAGGTTCCGGCGGGCATGGAGTACAGTCCCCAGTACGTTGGCCTCCACGCGCTCATGTCCGCGCTCTTAACCGTGCTCCCGGTTATGGCAGTCGCATAGAAGTAGTTCAGCGAGCTTGTTCTCAACTGCGAGGTATTCAGCCCGCCTAGTTGTGCGTCGCGCAAGTCCAATCCCACGATCATCCGAGCGTTCGGAAGCGTGATCGCGTGCGCCCCAGCCGCCGCATACACATGGGTCCATGCTCCGGTGTTGCCGCTGGTAATGGTAGCGGTGCCGCCATCGCCCCAATTGAGCAGAGCGTTGCCATTGAGTGTCAGCCTGTTTATTGTCACCGTCTGCGAAGACCCGACCGTGGTTGCGACCAGCGTAAACGGACCTCCGTCACCGGAAAGTATGGGATCGAGAATCTGCCCCATCCCGATAGCGGCAAACAAAACGAGCGAACCGAAAAGCCGTTTCATTAGTTCACCGTCCACGTGCCCATATATGAGTACGTCAAGTAATGGGTTGCATCCAGCCCCACAATACAAATCTTGTCTCCGGTTATCCCGCTCGACGTTGCCGCCGTCGCAACAGTCCCATACCCCGATAAGTCGGTTTTCTCGTAGTACACCAGTGCGACTCCAGCGAGAGTGATAACCGTGGAAACTCCGGGAGCGTTGCGAATGCAGAACTGATAACCTGCCACGGGGACCGGAGGAGTCACCGTACATGTGGTTGTGCAAACGTAAAACTCGGACGGCCCGGTAAGCGCGCCCCCGGTGCCGGAAACGATAGGAACTGCCGGAATATCCGCAGCCACCAAAGCGCGGGTAGTCGGAACCGCCGCAGCGCCGGAAGTTGGACCAGCGAGCACCGTATTGGCTGTTGCGGTGGGAACCGTGGGAACTCCCGTAGTAATCGTGTTGAACAGGAATCCGGTTGCCAGCCCCGCGAGAGACGTTCCATTTATCTTAGTCACAGTGTTGGCTGTGCTGGCCCCGGATACGTCTCCCGCCAACTGATTCACATGCGACCTGTCCCAGTATCCCGTTGCCCGGTCAACTACCTTACTGGAAGCCCATTGCGAGGTCAAACTGAAAGACGAAACACCGTCTACCGCATCGCCGCCGGTAACGGTTGGGGTGCAGGCGCTCGTCGAGGAGTCTATCTTTTTGGCTGTGATCTCTCTTCCGCTCCCCGACGTAGCGGGAAGAGTCAGCACAACGGCTCCCGCCGTGGCGTCGCAGTCCATGTAGCTGCACCCCGCTGGAATCGCATATGGAGAATCGCTGTGCAAGACCGCTCCACCACCGGCACCGTGACAGATCGAATCGTGGAGAGCCGTGACGGTAACGGCATTACTCCCGCTGGTGGTTGCGTCGCCCGAGAGTTCGGCTGCGGTTGCTACGCCGGAAGCGAGCCGCGCAACTCCCGTGCCGGTCTGAAGCCCCACCGTCCCCGCTGCGGAGTCCTTCAGCAGCGCGCCACTGCCGGTTAGGGCGCTGGCGGGGTGAATCGCGGTGAGGTCAACCGGACTGCCGCCGCCGCCTGGCGGAGGCGTGATCTGCGCCGCCGCGCTTATAATAGCCAGCGTCCACAACGCGCACAGTGCGCACAGTGCAAAGATTCTTCGCATAAGTTATCTCCTATTACTGTACGTCCTTGACCATCGTCGGAGCCGAGCTGTAGGTGACAACCACCGCGCCGTTCGGAGGCAGTGTCGCTTGGCATGGACTCGCCGCGCAGATCGTCGAAGATCCCCGCACCACCCCGGAAACCGTGCCGCCGTTGATGTAGACTACCTCTGGACTGGGGCCGGCCGTGTAGGTGAACGGGCTTCCGGTCACGCTGATTGAACCGGCCCCCACCGGGTTGTATCCCAAATTGTTGGATACGATCCCGTTTGCGGCCCCACTTGTATTCGCAAATCCACCCGTGGCGTTCCCCGATAAATCGTTGCCCACAACTCTGAAGTACGGCCCGCTGGCTCCGATGTTGACGCCGTAACGCTGGTTCGTTCCAAACCCAGAGCAAGTTCCCGATGTGGAGTTCCCAAACGACCAGTGAGAGGCGCCGGCGCCGACTACCAAGCCGTCGTAAGTGTTGGAAGAACCCAGGCCGTTACCGCAGATTTGGGACTCGGACCCGATTTGGAGGTTGCGCCCCGCCGCTAAATAAATTCCGTTCTGCCTATTGTCGAACACACGGGCGTTGGAGATTTGTACCCCGTCCACCACACCGGAGGAAGACTGGGAGATTGTCAACCCCGTGTCGTTGTTGTTAGTGAACCAATCGTTTGCGAGAACCACGCCGTACACGTTAGCGCCGCTACCGTTCGGTTGAATCAAGTTCGTACCCGACGACGTATCGAACAGGGAGTTTACGATATAAACCCACGTTACCGCCGTTCCCGCTGTGGGGGTCGCAAGCAGACCATGGCCGCCGTGAATCACGCTGGCGCCGTCGATATATATGCCAAAACCTTGTAACATCAAAATGCCCGCGTATGGCTCCTGGTTGGGACAGAACCCGTAAGACAAATCGCACGGACCCCCGTTGGCCGTCCAAACGCCGTCGTCCACGTCGATGACGCCTTTTCCGACGAAGACTTCGTTTCCGGCGGTGTTGATAGCGATGCCCGCGCTCCCGGCGGATATAACGTTTGGCGTCGTGCCTTTGATGACATAGTTGTCGAAATGGAAGTTGTCGCCGTACCCAACCAAGACCGGCTGGTAATGATGGCGGATAGTAACATCGCGTACCGAGGCGTTCGAGAAGCTATAGAGATGGATCGCGGACCCGGCGGTTTTAGACCGATAGACAGCTCCGCCGGAGGAGTAAGCGCCGGAGAACGTCGAGCCTTGCAGGTCGATGTGCGTGCCGTCCACGACAGTTGCCGTCCAGTATCCGTTTGCCGCCGTCACCCCGCCGACGTTGCGCACATACACCTTGTCGCCGGTAGAGAACTCGTGCGGAGCTATCGTCAACTTAATTAACCCGCCATCGGTCGCCGCTCCGGAGACCGCGTAGGTGTCCGTCGTGAACCCAACACTTTCCAGTTGGAAGCCGTAAGTATGATTCGAGGCGTCTCCGATCTGGATAACATCGGCTGTGTTCGAGTGGTTGACCAGCACGGACCCATGAGATGTGTCGTCGTATGACGCGGACCACCCGCCGTCTCCCACGATTTTGATGGCGGACTTGGTAATCGCCGCCGCGGCGCGCATCGTGGAATTGCCGGCGGGAACGTGTATCGTCCCCCCGGAAACCAGATACTCGGAAGCCTCTTTTATTCCCGCCGTGGCGGAACCGAGAGTCCAGGCGGTGTTATTGTGTGCGTTCGCCGTAGTGAACGTTATCGTGCCGGAAGCCGCCCCACTGACGGCCGTTCCACCCGTGATCGTTACCACTTCCGAGTTAGACCCGTCCGAGATGTACAGATTGTGCGAAGAATCCGCGCCGTTGACTCCGGCGGGCACTGGCGCCAAAGTCGCGGTTTGCGCTCCCGCCGATGCCCAAGCCGTTCCCGGTACCACGTTCCAGGAGAAGAAATCCGACCGCACCGAGGGCGTAAGCGGCAACCATACATAAGCGTCGTTCGCGTCCTTTATACACTCGTAACTCTGGTCGGAGACTCCCGAAGCTCCCTTGTCCACGTAGATTTGGCCTCTGGCGGAGATGTCGCAAGTTCCTTTGTATACCCCGATGGCCTGGAACGCCTGCGCCGATTCTATCCCATAGGTCAGGGACTTTCCGTAGTTCGTCAACGTTGTATCCAGGAGGGGGTCGGTGGAGATTTTGAACGTGACCTCCCGAACCGCTCCTCCGCTTACCACTCCGCTCGTCTCGATCATTCGCCAATAACGGTACGATGTCGATCCGGGACAACTTACAGTAAGTGGACTGGTGTTTCCTGGAATATCGAAGATCGCGCTAATATCGGTCCAAGCAAAACTATCCGCGGAAGCTTGCCATTTCCAGTTCTGCATATCGTTACTTCCCCAGAGGTACAAAGTAACCTCGGATATCAGACGTGGTACGCCGAAGTCAAAGCTAACCCATCGGCCGGAAATGTCCGTGGCGATTGGAAAGTACACGCCCCCGCCGCTCGTAATCCCATCGACCAGTTCCGTTAGATCTCCTCCCACGGGGGAGTTTGGGGACGAAACCGCTACGACTATAGAGGATCTTCGGTCTCCCGATCCACCTGGATTGGCATAAGACGTGTTTGTCGGGTTCACTAGCGGATACAGGGTAAGAGAAGTTGTCGTGAACGAGTCGATAATCGCGCCCATTGAAGTCCAGGTATCGGTCGCCGTGCAGAAATACAGATTGGCTCCGGGCGGCGCATCGGTGGCGAAATACTGCTCCCCGGCTCCGCACGTTCCCGGCAAGCTTCCGATAGTCCCGGTCCTCGCGGGGGCGTATCCATAGATCGTAGCCGGGTCCTGCTCCACCGTAGTCGCATCCCCCGAAGTACTCACCGCCACTCCGCCCGCGCTTCCCGCCTGTACGTTCTGTGTCGAGTAGGCCGCGCGAAAGTCGGTCCCCCCGGAGGTGTCCCATGTGCTCGAAGTCGCCGTCCAGGTCCACAGCAGCGTCGATGGCACGGGCGGATTGGTGACGCTGGAAACCGCCGTGCAGCCCCCGCAAGTCACATCCGCGCCCGTCAGGTTGTGCCCAACCGTGAGCGCGCCGCCGCTCACCACGTAGACCTGGGCCGTGCCGCTGCCGGCGCCCGCGCTGAGAGTCACCGTAGCGCTCGAGGTCAGCCGGTAGGTAGTATTGCCGACCCTCACCGGGCAGGGATTGGCACTTGTGCAGTCCGCCCCCAGCGTGAGCACCGCGCCGCTGGTCCGCGTCGCGGAGAAATACCTCCCCCACGCGCCCGGCGATTGGCCCTGCCACGTCCCCGCCCAGTCGCCCGTATTGATCGGCGGGAAAGTGGACGGGTACCCGCTCAGCCCGCTGATGGTCGAGTAGGCGCTCAACGCGGGTTGGAAGTACGACGGCTGGTGCGTCTGCCAGGTCCCCGCCCAGTCGCCCGTGTTCACCGGGTTGAACGCGCTCGGATACCCCAGCAAACCGCTGATGGTTGCGTAGGACGCGATTGTATTCTGCTTCGCGTTCAACGCTGCCGCCAGATCGAGCTGGTTGCCCAGCGTGCCCACGATGGCGCCCCACGAGACGCTTCCGCCGCCGCCGCCGCCACCGGAGCATCCTCCGCACGTGGATGGGCTGGTGATTACTCCGGCGCCACCCGCGCACTGAGCCCAGGCGGACGCGATCAATAACGGGAACAGCAGAACGATTCTACGCATAGATTCTCACTTCGCGGGCCGAACCGCCGGAGTTTTCTCCGCCGGGCAGTTACGCCACGTCTTGTCGAGGTCCAGATCGCAGCCTTCGGCGTTGAACTCTTTCTGAAGCGCCGCCAGCATAATGCGGTAGTGCTCGGCGGCGGACTCGGCGGCGGTACGGGTCTGAACCTCGGCCATCTGCGTTTGCTGCACGTGCAGCATGGCGCGGGAGATGTCTTCCTGGCGGTCCTTGGGGATCGGCAGGGGACCGGCCGGGGACGTAACCGTGGGTTTCGTGTCCGCGGCCAAGACAACAAGGGCCGTAAAAATCAGAGTTGCGATCGCGCGCATTGGCGTTCTCCTTATTGTAAGTTTACGGAGTGCATTGCACCCAGGTCAGCGTACCGCCGCCTCCGCTGGCGATTCCGAGACAGTATTGGGCGCCAGTGGGAGCCGGACCCGCCGGTAACGTCAGCGTATACGAAGTAGTCACCGTGGCGGGCAGAGTGATGTCCACGTACTGGCCACTCGTAGGGTTCAGCAAGTCCAGGTTAGGAGGAGCCCCGCTGCCATAGATGTCTATGTTCCCGGTGGACAAACTCAGCCAACGGTGCGTCCCGTCTCCCAAATTCTTGGTGAAATCGCCGTTGGGTAAAAAGGCGGTCACAGTCGCGCCCGCGACGGCGTATCCGCCCGCCCACAGGTAAGCGTTTCCACTTCCGGTGATCGCTCCTACGTCCACGTTGCCGCTGCTGTCCAACGTCAACGTTGTCCGATAGACCGCAATCGTGTCCCTGAAACGAATCGATGTGTTGTTGTCGAGATCCAAATTAACCCCAGACAGAACCACGTCCGAATTGCTAAATGTTTTCGCCCCCGTAAACGTCTGTGCGTTCTCCAGTCCCGCCAGAGTCATATTCGAGTCCGGTACGGTCATCACCCGCGTGTTGCCGGTAGTCAGACCGGCTACGCTGAACCGCATCTGCTTGGTCGAATCCGAAGACCCTTCGACGATGGATGTGGAATCGACCACGGGCAGGCCGCCGCCGCCCGAACAAGTCACCCATGAGAGTGTGGAACCCGCTCCGGCAGTGCCCAGACAACCGGCGCCCGTAGCGGCGGCGGGAGGAAACGTCAGATTATAAGACGCGCTCGGACTCGCGGCGGTACTCAATTCCACGTAATAACTTCCGCTGTACAAACCGACGTGCCCCGCGAACAGTTCCCCAAAACGGTGCGTGGCGTCTCCGAGTAGGGAACCGAAGTCCGTAGCCGGTTGAACTTCTATGGACCCGGCCAGAATCACGTTCGCGGTGGAGAACGTCTTCTGCCCCGTGAACGTCTGTGTATTTTCGAGTCCGGCCAGGGTGATGTTGGCGTCCGGCACCGTCAGCGTGCGCGTGGTTCCGGTCGTAAGTCCCGCGACGCTGAACTTCATCTGCTTCGTGTTATCGGAGGAGCCTTCGACGATAGAGGTAGAGTCGAGCGCCGGAAGACTTCCCGTACCGCCGCTGCAAGCCACCCAGTACAATGTAGCGCCGGCGCCCGTGGTTCCAAGGCAATTGCCGGCCGAAGCGGGAGCGGGAGGCAACGTCAGCGTGTACGAAGTAGTCACCGTGGCGGGCAGAGTGATGTCCACGTACTGGCCACTCGTGGGGTTGAGTAATTCCAGGTTAGGAGGAGCCCCGCTGCCATAAACATCGACGGTGCCCACCGACAGAGAGAGCCAACGGTGCGTCCCGTCTCCCAAATTCTTGGTGAAATCGCCGTTGGGTAAAAAGGCGGTCACAGTCGCGCCCGCGACGGCGTATCCGCCCGCCCACAAATAAGTGTTTCCCCCGCTCCCGCTAACAGGACCTACATCGACATTGTTCGATGCGTCCCACGTCAAAGCGGTCTGATAACTGCCCGACGTATCCTTGAACCGAACCTGATGCCCGTTGTCGAACTCCACATCCGAACCGGACATCACAATCCCCGCGGTGAACGTCTTCGCCGCCACTATGGTCTGCACCGTGTCCAAAGTGACGCAATTGGAACATGTGCCGCCACCGCCTCCGCTCGGAACGGCCCAGGTTCCGTCCGCGCTCAAGAACTTTCCAGCCACGGCGGACCCGGCCGGCGGCGCCGGAGCTTCCCCGGCGGTCCCACCCGAGCCCGAATCGCCTATCAAAATCGGTATAGGACCCCAAGTGCCCGACGCGGATAGAAACTCGTTGCCCGCGGCGCTTCCCGCGGGTGGCGCCGGCACCGCGCCCCGTGTGCCACCGGAACCCGAATCCCCTATCATCGGCGGCAGATCGGCTCCGACCGCGATCGACTGTACTCCCGAGCCGGCCGTGTTTTTGACGATCCCCGTTCCCAGCGCGCCCATCACCTGTGCGTTGGGTACGTTCACGTCGGCTACCTGCACCAGCACCTTCGACAGCACCTTGCCGACCAGGCACGTATCCACCGCGTCTATTGCGCCAAAAGTATATGGTGTGGGCATTCCTCCGTCGGAGATCGACACGTCGTAGTAGCCGCCCGAGGCGTAAAAGAACCAGCGGCCATAACTGTCCGCCGTGAACGGGTTCGCCAAGCCCGTACCGTTGTTGTCGGCGTAGAGCGTGGCCAGCGTGCCCGAAGATCCGGTGACATACACAGTCACGGTACACCCTGGGTAGGACCGCTGCGCCGGCGTATCGGCGCTGCTGATGTAACCCTGCACCGCGACGGTTTGATTCCCCAGTTCGCACCAGCCCTGCGCCGTGGCGATCGCGTGCGCCGGAGCGGCACACACAGCCGAGAACGTCAGAAGCGCGATCCATCGTTTCATTGTTGCATCTCCTTACTCTATTTTACGCCTAGCTGGAACCGGTCAAAAGCCCATTGGTGAAATTCAGGGTTCCGTTGGTGACTCCATCCGACTTTCTGTAAGAGATTGTTGCGGTGATACCCGTAGTATTGGCCGCCTGCCATGTCGGCTGTCTTACCCCGCCGGCCGTAAGAATCTTGCCTTCGTCCGCGATCGTGGACGACGGTACCGATCCCACCAGGGAAGTCAATTTGATCGGATATTTCCCACCGGCCTGCACCTGATTGGAAACGAACGAACTGACTTCCATCAGGTCTTGCGCGTTCTTTCCGACTTTGCCCTTCAGACCTTCGAGCGCTTCGTCGGATCTGTCCTGCGCGTCGAAGGCGAACGACGCTACTTTGCGCAGTTCGCGCTGGATTTCGAGCGGTATCGACGGGTTGATCGCTACCGGCGGACGTTTGGACTTGGCCATCAGATCCGCGCTCCCGACGCGCCGCCGCCGCCACTAAGATCGCCAAACGGCTTCACTCTCTGGTAGGGTCCGGCGCTGCCCCAGGACTTGACCAGGAATTCGATGTCCTTCTCGTACAATTGCAACCCTGTTCCCGACGCGGTCAACTGCCAGTACCGGCCCTTCAGCGGGGGACATACAAAGTATTGCTTGACCGGCGTGGACGCCGCCGGCAAACTGGCGATCAGCGTAGCCGGCCCTCCGTCCACAACGGCGCTTACAGTGCCACCCTGCGCTCCAGCGAACGCAATCCAGCTTTCGCGTGCGTGAACGTACCCGGACTGCCCAAGCGAGGTCGGCTGCGAGATCCAGTAGTTAGCCGGTTCCGGCTCGGGTTCGTACACCCACTGGCTGTCTTCCCAGAGTTCCCAAGGCACGTCGTCCAATGGGACCAAACGCATCATGTGCGCCTTGAAAGGAACGGCGAACGAATACGGCAGGGTTTGCTCGCCGTCGTGGTTCACCGCAATTGTGGGACCCACCTGGTAGCCGTCGTATTGGACTTGTAATTGCTTCGTCCGGCCCTGCGTGTTCGCGTGAATCCGTATGCCCTGCACGAACTTGTAGTGCAACGTGTCTCCACCGCCCCATGCGGTCACGCGCGAGGTCGTGGACTCCGGCAGCGGGATGAACGAAGGTTGCCACTCGTAAAGCCAAACAGGTCCGGTGCCGGTCAGCAACGCGGTCAAATTGTAGTGAATCAACGGCGTATCGTTCGTGTCCGGTGACGCGAACAGATCCAGAATCGCTTGAGTGCGTGCGGCAGCCGCCGCGATTGTTGGCGCCGGGCCCGTTACAAGCAGGTTGTCCCACAATACCTGCATCGAGGGAGATCCGGCGTAAGAGAACCACAGGTCGCCAAATTGCTTCACCGCGCGGCTGTCGCCCATGTCTTTAACGGGCGGTAAGACAACCCAGTCGATCGGTCCGCCCGTATCCGCGGTGGCCGTGCTGTCCACCTGGTACAGATTGCCGTCCGCGCCGCCTACCATCAGCACCGGGTTCTGCACACCCTTCTCCAGCACAAACAGCGTCGCTCCGGGCAGATACGAATCCTTGCGCCAGCCCTTCGACAAGATCGAGTACACCAACGCTTCGATCGTGCCGTTCGAGTTCTGGTAGGTGGCGTAGACGAAGTTCTCCGCGTAACCGACGCGCAACAAGTTGGGCAGCGCATAGTTGGGCGGGTAGATCGTCTGGCCCACCACGTTTACGGGCACACCCGGAAAGCCCGGTTGACCGGCCTGGCCCGCATGCGGAAACAACGGATATAGGTCCGTCGCGGTCAGGTTCTCCGCCGCCGCGCCGAAGCCGTAAGCGTATACCCCGTCCGGCCCCCAATAGAACAGCATCTTGCGCCGTACATCGAAGGCCCATGCGCCGGCCAGACCCTCGATGCCGCTCAAGCGGTACGCCGCATACGGGTTCGCCGCTCCAGGTGTAGACTCTACACGATACAGCGACGAAGAGGTGAAGACGTAGTTGGAACCCTCGGCATAGAACCCGTTCAGCAACGGTTCGCTCGGGCTTGTGATCTCAAGGTATCCCGAATCCGATGCGCCGTCCGGGTTGTCGTTGTTCGAGAAGTACATCAGGCCTGGGTTGAGCGGGTCGCCCACACCGCAGATCCGGTTGTTCGCTTCATCCAACCAACAACCATACAGGGGTTGTCCTTCGATGGTCGCTTCGGGGATAGAGAAAGCGAGAACTCCACCTGGCGGCGGTACGTTCTCCGCCAGTTGAATAACTGTCGCGCTTGTAGGCGGTGCGAACAGGCTGTACGTGTTTCCGCCGATGACGATCTCGGCGCCCCGTAGCCAGCGCAGGTTGAACTTGTCTCCGGACAACCAGACTACCGAGGTCCCAACCACCGTTGCGGTTCCCGTTCTTGGCATATCCGTGACCGGCCAGGGCTGGTAGCAGGCCACCTCCAGCGGATCGCTAATCTGCGCGGCCGCCTCGGTCACATGATCTTCAAACGTGGTTGTGCTTCCGCCTTGCAGCACCGAAGCGACGTAATGCCAGTCCGGATTCGTTCCACCTCTTCGCTCGAAATCAACGGTGTCAACCTGAGTATCCGCACTGTTGGGGACCGTGAGCGAGATCGCCTGACGACGTAGTATTTCACCATTGCGCGTCTCCGGGCTCACGGTGCTGCGGGCGCCCGTGAGCGAGTTCCGATACCGGTATCTCCACTGGATCGGCGGCGCCTGATTGCCGCCGGAGTTAAAGTTGCAGTCCGGACCGTAGCCGCCGCCGGCCCACCAGCCGCCGAAGTATAAGTTGACCACTCCGCCGCTCGTGAAAACCTGAATGCCGATCTTGGCCACATTGGCCAAGGTTTTGCTTTGATCCGATCCTACACGAGTCAGATCGGACAGTTTGAACATGACCTCGGTCCAACCAAGGGAACCCAGGATCAGTTGGGCCGTCAACGGCGGACTCGTCTGTAATTCTTCCGGCACCGGGTAGCTTGGCGCGCCGCTTCCGGCCGCCGGTTCCTCGACGGACCCCAATTGATTGGCAATCGCATTGGACAGCGCGTTAAACTGGTCCTGCAAGGTAGTGGACCCGCCCACGTTGGACGCTTGGAAGTCTCCCTGGCGCATCACGTAGTAGTAGTAGTTCTGCGTGAAGTCGTTGGTCGCGGCGTCTACATCGAGCAGAATGTGGACTTCGGTCACCCACTCGGGATGGTCGAAGGCCAGGCTCAAGTGCATGTAGTCTTCGTTCTGAAGAGGCCGCGCGCCGGCATAAGAGATGTTACCTGTTACGGGTGTGGCGTTAACGATCGCCGACATCGAACCGTTGGTTACGGTGGGGGTGAACGTGAAGTTGATCGACTTGCCCGTGACGGGTGCGTTGGCTACATGATTGGCGGCGGTCCACGCCCGAAAGCACGGGATGCCCACGATAGTTTGACCGGACAATATCGTGGCGGCGCCGGTCGAGCACCGAAACGAGTAAGATCCGTCCGGGCCGGCGGTGACGCTCAGAACGCGAGCGTATGTGCCGTTTGGGGGCGTGGAAGTCGTGTTCAAACAGATCAGCGCGTTGCGAACCAGACCCGGAAGCGGTACCGCCGGCACGATGGTGCAAAGTCCGGTAGCGCCCGAATCGTAAGCGATCGAGCTAACCGTTGTGCTGTAAGTGCCCGGTACGACCTGCTCGATCGTCACGGTCTCGCCGCCGAGGGTGACCATGCTGCCCTCGGACATCCACGCGAATTCCTGAGGACCGTAGACGTACAGTGTGGGAGCGAACAAGCCCATGCCGGTAACGCCGGAGTCGTAGAGCGAAGTCAGCAGCGACATACCGGCGCCGGGTTGCGGCACGCGGTTTACCTGAGTTGCCGCGCCGGCCGTGCCCCCGGAGAGATCGATAGCCGTCCACGACGCGGCCAGAGCGGCGTTATCGAGCAGATCGTACAGCGGAAGCACGGACGCTACAGCCGGTTCTTGCGTGGGAGCGGCGATGCCGATCTGCTGGATCGGCGCGTTGTCGGTCTTGCATCGGCGCTGCCGGAGCGAGTCGTAGACGTACAACCAGGACTCCGGAGATTGAGCGGGACGGTATGGAACCAGCGCCAGCGGGTTGCCGCTGTAGCCGGTGTCCAACAGACCGGCTGGACTATAGAGATTCGCTCCGGCTCCGACAAACCTGCTTGAAGCGTTGGCTCCGGGGACGCTATCGTTCAGCCGGACCACCGAATGAACGGGCACGCCCGCACCCACAGTAGCCAATAGCGAGATCGCCGGACGAAGCGCCAGCGCGCCGGATTGCAAGTCCGGTTGCAGGTTGAACAGCAGCGGACATCTTCCAGCGGGCATCAGATCGGGCGGGTGGCGAATATCCATGCCCGAGTAAGCGAATTTGTTGGAGTCGCGCTGGTAGGATGCCATGTCAGACCGTCAATCGGTTCACTTGCAACTCGGACTTCTGGGCCGGTTGTTCGAGCTGTCCGCGATAGAAAGCCACCGCGTTCAAACGGGCGTTCTGAACTTTGGCGGCGGCGATCAGATTTTGATACAGCCCGGCGGTCTGATCGAACTCCGCGCCGCCCATCTTGAAACAGGCGATGTGTTGTGCGTAATCGAGCACCGGGGCGATTTGATCGCGGCCGATTTGCAAGAACCCGGTGGTGTCCACTGATGCATTGGCGGACACCCACAGGCCGACGCCGTATGTGCCGTCCGGCGTCTGTCCGATGCAGGCCATATTGCGCCCGCACATGCCTACGAACGAGGGTGGTCCGGTGGTGCGCTGCCAATCCGGCTGGAAAGCGTCCAGGTCGATTACAGATCCGATGCCGCATCCGGCGTTGCCGATGTCCGCCAGAAGCGCCATCGGCATCAGCGCGGCCAATTGAACAAATTCCTGGTAGCGTTGTTCGCAATAAGCCGCGCGCGCGTAATCTCTCGATGGTCCGTCGCTCGCCAGCATCTCGGCCAGCACGCCCCACTTGAGAGCCGGAGAGAGATTGTCGGGTAGGCCTAACACCACCGGATTGAGCGGGTCGAGATTCACCGTGGGACCGCTCATTACGAGCAGGCTGTCGATCGCGCCTTCGTCAATCGGCGGCGGGATCGTCCGGATCGACACCGGGGGGACGCCGTAGGTGGAGTATCCGAACGGCTGCATCGGGTCCTGCGCGGCGCCGGGAACATAGGCTTGTTCCGCCCATTCGTCCATCCGGCCCAGCGGGTAAGCCGGATAATAAGGAGGTATGGGGCCATAAGGATTGGTAATACGGTTGTAAGGCAACGGCAACGGTCGCCATGCGACACGCCTTACGTCGAGCGTGCTATCCGGCAGCGAGGTCACCTCTGCCGGCGGAGGCGGACAAGCCACAATCTGACGGGTCACCGTACAGCCGGTGTCGCCAATGAAGCGGTTCAACCGATTCTGAAGTGCAACCTGTAGTTGTGCGATAGAGAACTGCCCCGTTCCGGACCACACGGCGGCCAACGGGGGTTCAAGCAACGCGGCGAGTACGTTGTTCGCCACCTCTACGTCGGTCGCCGTGTAAGCCACCGCCGCGCCGTTGGCGACGCCCGTCAGCAGCGGGAGATCGTAGAAGCAAATATCGAGTTGAGTCTGAAACGCGATCTTCTGCTTGTAGGCCCCGGTGAGCGCCTGATGAAATCTCAAGGATTCGATCAGGCAGGCGTCCAGCTCGCCGGGCTGGTTCCAGTAAACCAGCCCAGTGTCTTGCAACCGCGCGGCCAAAGCGGCTCGGGCCGCAGGGAAGGTAATGAACGCATAGCCCATCGCAGACCGGCCACCCGGCCAACCGGAACGTATTAGACGATGTCGCCCTTGTTCTGCGGACTGCGGATCGGCGCGGTCTTCTTACTGATGCCCGGCCGGGTCGTGTTGGCCGCGACAGACGGGTGCAACTTGGGCTTGGCGACCAAGCCGTTTCCGGATGCGGCCATCGGCGAACGGACGCCGCCGATCATACCGGATTTGCCTTTACTGGTGATTCGAGATCCCATTGAAATTCTCCTTTCAATCGATTGTACACTCTACATCGGCGCGAGGATAGAAGACAGATCGTGAGACTGCAAGAACTCGCCCCCAAGCGGGAACGAAAATCCGCCGTTGTACACAAACGGCTTCGGGCTCGGCATGATCTCGTCGTCTTCCTTGATGCACAAAATGAGACTCTTCTTGTACTCCCGCTCCATCTGATCGCAGTACCAGAGCCAGTTGACGCCTTGCAAGTCTTTAAACCTGCCTGCGTTCGCCGCGGCCCACTGGCCGGCGAATTGCTTGGCCTGAAACGTCACCGTGTCGTCGAGCGCGTAGCTGACCTGCGGCAACCCGGTAGTCATCGTCAGCAGCGGGCCTTTGGAAACGTAATTGGCCTGGTAGGTCGTTTCACCGACCGGGTTCGGGTACATCTCGTACACAGGCTGGCCAAGCGAGTTTGGCTGGTAGTAGGCCAGTATGTAGGCGTCGCCCTGGCCGCCGCGCTGCGGGTCGATACGGTTCAACTCTTCCTGGTTGAAGTAGAGCTGTTTGCCCGTGATCGCGTAGCCGTCGAGCAGATTGGTCACCGACATGTATCTGGCGAACTGCCCATCCGCGCCGGTCGAAGTCACCGGCAGAAACGGCGCCGCATAGTAGCATTTGAGAACCTGATACGTGGCGTCAACCTGGCTCGATTCTCCATACGGCCGGTCGATGGTGAGGTTGCCCGCGCCGTCCCAGGCGACGATGGTGTAACTCGGGCCCGTTGGAGAAGAGAGGCCGGTAGTGGATGTGCCGATCCGGATCTGGTAGCCTACGCCCAAGATCGGGCTCGCCAGCGGGGGATTCCCAAACACGACAACGTTGAGCGCCGCTGTAGCCGTCGCATCCATCGTTACCGCGGTGCTGTTGAAGGTGGCTGTGGCGGCGCCGGCGAAGATCAGCTTGGGAACAAATAACTGTGCGTTGCTGATAACCTGCCAGGACCACAACCTGTAATCGTTGACCCGCTTCCAGGCGCGGTTGATAATCCGCATCGCCATCGGGTCGGGCAGTGCGGATATTTCCCCTTGCAACTCTTTGTAGAGCTGCTCGAAACTGAGCATCTGGTAGGGGCTGGGCATGCACAATCCAAGCGGGGACTCGACCGGATGTCATGTCCCCGCCCCGATAGTTAGTACGGTCCGAACGCGATCAAGCGAACCGTTTCTCCGGACAAGTTGGCCGCCCCGGACGCTTCGGCTCCGGTATGCAGGTTGTACCAGAGCAAGATCCATGCCGGATTGGGAAGCCCCGGTTGTTGTCCGCCCGCCTGCATCGCCACCACACCGTAAGTGCCGGTGGTGGACGCGCCGACCATGAAGATGCCCTCCAGACCGGCTACCAAGCCGAAGGCCGTCGGATCGATCGCCTGGCCTCCGGTCGGCGGAGTAGCTTCCGAGACCTGCGAGTACGATGCCGGTCCCGGCCAATCGATCACCGAGTAGGGACGATCTCCCCAACAGCCGTTACGCGGGCTGTCCGCGAAAGAACCTGCCATGTAGGTGTCCTCCTTAGGTGCCCGGATAGTACTTGGGACCGGGTCCGCCCAACAGAACAGGCGAGATCGAGCTGTTGGCCGGCGCCGTCGCAAAAGCGGTGCCCAGCCACGCCTTCAACTGCGCCAGGGTCAGCCCGGTAGTGCTCTGCGTCGGGTTGATCGCATAGATGCTGCCGGCCGCGTAATCGGCGAACACGAGATCGCCGACCGCCGGCGTCGCCGCGTTGTTAGCGCCGGCGAACTTCACCTGCGCCACGCCCGAAATCTGAATCCACCAATACTTGTTCTTGGCGGTGTTGGCGAGCGCGATGCCGGCGATCTCGCCCAGTTCGGCGGCGGATTCGTCGGAGGTGACATCGCGGTACCCGGTGAGCAGGTTGACGGTCGAGTCCTTCCAGAACACGACCTGGCCCTGCACGGCCGGCCCGGTAGCGGGCACGAACCGCACGTACTGGAACTCGCCGCCGTACAGCGTCGCGTAGTTGGGATCGCTGTAATTGGCGGCTTCCGCGGCGCTGAACGTCATGATCGCGCCCTTCATGCCGTCGTAGGACTGCACGATGGAGCCGGACACGTCGGACGTTTGAACGAGCGTGCCGGGCGCGGGGTCGCCCGCGTAGGTGGCGGTATTGAGATACCGCTGGGTGATGAGTACGTCTCTGTAGTTTCCTCTGGCTGCTGCCATGTGAGTGGTCCCCCTTTCCTATGAAGTCCAGCCGTAACCCTGAACTCCGGTCCAGGGGGCGGTGTTCTCGACGTTGACGGCGGCCTTCAGTTGAGAAGCTACCCGCGTGTTGTCGGGAGCCCGTATGAAGTCGGTCGGCATGAAGCCGAACTCCGAGCTGGCCGAGAGCCGGAAAGCGATGCGGCCCATGTTGAACATGCAGCCGACCTCGCCAACCGTGCAGGTCGCGTTCAGCGGGAAGTTAGAGCTGGTCGCGGCGCCGGTCGCCACCGTGCCGGTCAGGTTGCTGCCGCCCGGATTGGTGGTCTTGCCGAACGCGCCGAAGCTCGACGGGAAGTAGTCGTCCACCATCACAATCAGGTTCTTGAAGCGGAACCCCATCGCGCCGAAGAACGGGTCGCGTACTCCCGCGCCTTCCGTGCCAAACCGCTGCTGTTGCTGAATGCGGTTCTCGACAAAGTTGTTGAGCGGCTTGTTCATCGTGAACAACTCCGGCTCGGCCTGGCCGCGCTTGGCCAAGATGTACATCGCGTTGATCTGCGCGTACTGGATCGTGCCGGCCGCGGCGGTCGAACCCGACTTGGCCTGTCCGCCCCAGTAGACATTGCCGTTGAGCGCCGCGCCGGTCGCGCCGTTGCGGGCAGCCGTGCCGTAGGTGGTGTAGATGCCCGCGTCATACGAGGGGTCCACGCCGTTGTTCAGGAACTCCGTCCAGCCGTTCATGTTGATGGTCCGAGGCGCCACCTGGCCGTTCTGCTGGAGATCCAGCGCCATGATTGTGCTCATGGTCAGGTAGGCGTTCGCCATGTCGGTTTCGAGCAGGCTGAAGACCGCAAGGTCCCCTGTGTTGAGGACGCTGATGTCCTCCAGGTACTCGACAATCATGACCACGTAGTACTTAGGGTCGAAGACGTTCGAGCTGATTGTCAGCGGCTTGGTGAGATTGAAGCCGCCTACGCCCTTGGCATATGCGCCGCCGATGAGAGGCGCATAGAGTTGAAGGTTGCGCATGAAAGCGCCGCCCTCAAAAGGAACCAAGCACTTACTGCGGAGGTGAGCCTGGAAAACGCTCGATAGAAAGAACTCATCCTCGATCGCATCCTGGTTCACTTCCGGAAGTGTCGTTTCGTTGATAGGATCTAACAACGGATCTGCCACCTGATTTCACTCCTTTCGAGGCTACGCCGTTTTCTTGCCGTAACCTCCGCTGTTGACTCTCTCCAAAAACTTCGCGGCGGCCCGCTGCGCTCCAGAGGGTCCGCGGTCGCCCGCTTGCCGCACATGCTGTCCGGGTTCGACCTTCAAGGTAGGAACCCCGTCGCCGGCAGCCTGCGCCGGTTTGTTCGGGTCCATCTCGAAAGTTCTGAACCTGGTCTTGAACGCGGGGCTGATGCCGGGTCCGCTTCCCAGGTCCGCCTGGGCGGGTGTTACCACTTCGAGCGCCTGTTTGCTGCGCTTATCCGCTTCTTCCTTCTCGCGATCGGCCTGCCACTGCGACTTCAGCTTCTCGTCGCGCTTCTGCATCCGCAGGCCGTCGCTGCCGCCGATGCCGAACTTGTCCTCCCAGGACTGGCGCAGCGACTTGTTGTTCGTGCGCGCGTCCTGTAGGATCGCCGTGGCTTCTTCGTCGCTGAGATCCTTGCCGGTCAGATCCTTGTGCTCTCGCTCGATCGAGCCCCATACGCGGGGCATCGCGGCCATGGCGCCGATCTCGGGGATCATCGCGCCGGCGAACTTCTTCTCCATCCGGGTTTCGGCTTCGGCGACCGCTGCCTTGATGCGGGAGTCCACGTCCTCGGTCGTATCGACCGGCTTGCCCTTTTTGGAGGTCTCGATCAGATCGCTCATCCCCGGCAGATCGTCGTCGGTCAATTGATACTTCTCTTGCAGGAGCTTCATCAGCTCGCGCGCTTTGGCGGTGCCGATGCGGTGGCCCGCCAATTCCTTCAGGATGTTCGCCTTCTCCATTTCGGCGGCTTCGAGCGCCTTGCGCAAGGTGTCGAGCTGTCCGGATTGACCGTCGAACTGCCTGCGCTGGTCGGACAACTCCTGCGTCTTCCTGGTGTAGTCCGAATTGCGCATGTAGCCGCCTACGAACTTGGCCGCCAGAGTGTCGTTCGCACTGAGCTTGGCGCGCAAGGCGGTGGCGAACTCCTGGTCGCCATCGGAGGCTTCTGCGATGCACTGTTCCAAAAACTGCTTGTCTACTGGCACGTTGTTTTCCTTTCAGTCCGTTTGCATTTGTGCAACGGGTTGCTGAACTAAACTGCCGATCGAACCTGGCCCGGTCAAGTTTGTCCGCGGCGCCTTGCCAGCACCCCGCCTGTCACGCGGTGGTGTTGGGCACCGGGGGCTCGGCCGTGCCTGGACTCGACACGATCTGCCTTTGTGCGGAACGGATGGACTCCGAAGCGGTTCGGAGGCTCTTGGTGGCTGTCGGATAGGATTGTCCCATCTCCAGCAGCGCCGCCTCCATCGAGCGTAGTGTCTGAACGTCCTTGTTCAGCTTCGCGTCCGCAGAGGACCGTTGCTGGTCCGGCTGCGATCCGGCCTGAGCCTGGTCCGGGGAACCGGAGCCGGGCACGCGGCCCGACATTTCGCCGCCGCCTTCCGGCGGGGGAGGGTTCATTCCGGCCAGCATCGAGGGGGACGCCGACGCGGGCGAGTTGACTTCAGGCATCGAATATCCCTCCGTTACGTTCTACAAAGGGCTGGTACTGGTTACAAGTCAAGGCCGGCCCCCGCAAGAGTCGAATCGAACGGGGGCCGGTCTCACAGGTTACCGCTTTTTGCCGCGGCCCTTGTGGCGTCCCTTACCGCGCCGATTCTCCACCGGCCCGAACAGGTTCTCCGTCATGGTGTTGCTCCTTTCTCCGACCACCAAGGATCGAACAGGTTACCCTGTGTCCCGGCTATCGGTACTTGGAACGAACGCACTGCGCATTAGAGCCAGTCCCCAGAAACACAAAAGGCAGGCCACCCGGCTGATTGAGTGACCTGCCTTTCGCTAAATCCACCCAAGGAGGTGAATCGCATCCGGGGACGTTCCCTGCCGCGATGAACGCCCTTCAGCAAACAGTATGGGGGTAAGAGATCGAATCTGTCAAGTGCGGATTCCTGTAGAGTCTACACTTCCGGTGGTTTTGCCTGCCTGCTGCTGGACCACTTGAGGTCCATCGCGTGACCGTTCGAGAAGTTCACGGTCAGATTGCCGGTCCTGCCCAAGCGGTGAATCGTTTCCAGAACTTCAGCCATCGAAGACGCCGGCAAACGGACTTCTACCTGTAGCTTGGCGGATGGTACGGCGCCCGTCAAAGCGGAGAGCGAAGAACCGTTGAAGGTTCCACAGGTCTTACCGCTGCTTGGTGGAACGCGACCGTTTTCGTTTTCCGGCACCGCCACGCTCCTTACGGCGCTCCGACAGCATGATCGCGATCGCCTGCTTGCGGGACTTCACCTTGAGGCCGCGCTTGCCTCCGGAATGCAAGCGTCCCCGCTTGAACTCGTGCATGACCTCGCTGGAAGGCACGTTAGAACTTACCCTGCGCCAGCAGCGTGGCCAGAATCCAGCAGGACACGCCGAGCCAGACCAGGCGCCAACGCCAGGTCCAGGGCTCCACTGCCGGACCCATGACCGAACCGATCAACGCGAGCACGAAAGCGAATACCAACAGAATCGTAACGAGCATTCGACTGTCTCCTTAACTATGTGCCGATGTTCTGACCGTACTGGTCGAGCCGCCGGCCTTGCTTTCCATCACGGGCGGTTGAGCGAACGTCTGCGGACGGCCGCGCTGGCCGCCTTTGCCTTTGCCGCCGCCTCCGCCGCCCATCGCTTGCGCGATTCGGGCCTGAATTTCAAGCTGCACGGTCCAGCGCTCGATCTCGTTGCGGGCTTCGCGGAGTTCTCCCGATTCGGGATCTTTGAACATACAGGGACCGAAGTTCTTCACGTCGAACAAATCGGCCTGTGTCCACCACGAAAGCGGGAACCCGACTTTCATCAACTGGAGCATGAACAACTTGCGCGTCGTGGAATTGAACTCGTGAAGCGAATAAGGTGTGACGGAGAATGTAAAGTTTCCCTTGTGCCAGCGGGCGCGCTCGAACTGCTCCACTGCAAGCGATGGCATGCGTTCGTCCGGCGCATCGGGGCTGTAATTCCAGGAGCCGTCCGGTCCCTCCAACATCGGCAGCGTCCGCTTCTTGTCGTTGGGGTCCTCGGACATTGGGATGAGCGTGCCCGGCTCGAAATCTAAGTCCTCTTCGGCGACGCCATCGGGGCCTAACATCTGCATGCGGCGTTTGGCGGTGGCGAACTGGAACCAGTCGGACTTCCACATCTCGCCGGCGAGCCTGATGCCTTCCTCCATGTTGCGCGACTGGTCTTTCACCAGCGGACCCATCGCTTCCAGCAGCTTTTCGGTGGAATCTCCGCTGGGTAGCTGCCTTGCCCGCGCCATCGCCGATACGTCGGCCACTCCCATCTGCTCTTTCAGAATGGCCGGCAGGATCTTGGACACCGTTTCGACGATTCCGGAGTCCACCTGATACCATTCGTGAGGCAGCATGGGCACGAACTGGCTCGAAGCGCCGGTCAAACCCATGTCCAAACCGACGCGCAATCCGGGTATCCGCGGGTTCACCGTTTGCAGCATTGCCAGCGCGCTGGAGCCGCGGTCGTAAAACGCGCTGGGGTTCAGGCTCAAATTCATCTTGTCGCCGACGCCGCGCCACAGCTCGATCATCAGCTTCTCGATCGACTGGCCGTAACGGGTCACGGGGAACCCGAGGAAATTCCAGGCCCAGTCGTCCGCCCTGAATTGCACGATGGGCACACGGCCGTCCCAGCGGTAGGACGATTGGTGCTCCGGCGCCGGATTGATAATGCAGGTGTCCGTAGCGATGACCAGCCTGCGGTTGGGATAGATCAGGCAGTCTTCGCGACGGGCCGTGCGGAACTCCTGGCGTCCGCCGGACAGAACCCGGCCTGTAGCTACCTGTTGTCCCACAAAGGGCACGGTGTAAGACCAACTGGTGCCCCACTGGCCGTCGGGACCGCAGATTTGTAACGGATGCCCTGTTTCGTTCACCGAGTCGTCGTCCACGTAGATGTAGTACACGTCGGTTGTGTCCCAGGTGGACGCTTCCTCGGGCTGGCGGTTGCCTTGACCGAAGCGCTTCAGGACCGCACTGGCGAACTTGACCGCCTGCGCGATCACCATGCCTTTGCCGCCGGTAGAGACCCGGTTGGCCTTGATGTTGTCGCGCTGCAACGGGAACATCCGCCAGACCTGGTGGATCGGCATCTTCTTGCGAAGACCGACGGCATAGGCTCCTTGCAGGCTCAGATTGGACGGCAGACCCAGCGGCAGAACGTCGAGCGGTCCGTAGGGGTCCCAGACGATGTCTCCCTTGCCGCGATGATAATAATGGGGATCGTAGCGGGGGCCTATGTACCCCGTTCCGCCCGCGCAGGCCCACTGCCACGCCTTGCGGAGCTGACGGTCCGCGAAGGTCATGTTCTGCCAGGCGATGAAGCCCTTGTTTAATATCGCGTTCTGCTCGCGGTACTGCTCCGCTTCGGATTTGAACGACGGGATGATGCGCAGATTGGTCTGGGCGGCCACGATCTCGCGGGTGTTGCGCATCGTGGCCTCGGTGCGCACGTCCGATAACGACTGGGTGCCTGTAACCAGGTAGTCCCCGTTGACCATGTCCATGCCATCGGCGATGTACTTGTAGGCCGGCTGGAGACGGAGATAGCTGCGTGCGTCCGAGAGCATCTGCTGCGACCAGGCGAAGAGTTCGTCGGGCGAACAGGGGGTCCACTCCTGGCGGCTGCGGTCAAGCTCGAATGGAGCGGGACACAAGTAAGCGGTGTCGATAGGCGAGTAACCGGGGTGGCGGTTCATCGGAGGTTCACAATGTCAGTGTAACTCTAACCCGTTCAAACGGGAAGCGGCGAAGAGATACGCGCTTACGAATACGGCGGTGATACGGCCTGCGTTTGCGGATATTGAAATCGTCGGGCAGGATGTTCCACTCGGGGTCGGGAAAGTCCAGGCCGGGTGTGGCCGTGCCGGATTCTAACGCGCACGTGTCGCTTTCCATCCGGTGTCCTCGGCGCAGAAGTCTTGAATGTTGCCCTGGTTGAACTCCATCAACTGCGAGTGAAAGTGAGCGTCCAGCGGTTTGCCGTAACGCGCGTTGGACTTCCGGTCGCTTCTTGCACGTACCAGCCGCGCCAGAGATACAAGCAGCGGCGAATGCCTGATCCGCGAGTCCACGTGATCCCGCATCGCTTTGCGGCGCGAGTCCCAATAGAACCTGTGCATCTCGCGGTGATCTCGCATCTTTCCGGTTTCGTACTCGTTGGCGGTCTTGACGAAGCGGTTGTACTCCGCCATGTTGGTCAGCTCGACGCGCTTCATGCCCGGTTCGGTCGGCTCGTTGTTGCGGCCGGGAACGTAGTAACGCTGCTGGCCACGAGAGAGTTCGCCGACGCGCTCGTAAACCACCAGGGGCTCGAACCCGCGTGCGTTACGCGAACCGTACCGCGGGACTTCCATAAGGCTGCACTGCGTCATCGTGCCCGTGCAAATCGTCATCGCGGGCGCGAGTTCGAGTTCGATTTCTTCGTACTCGATCGTTTGAGTGCCGTCGGGGTTGTTAATCCTGATCTCGACCTTCTCTTTCCTGATCTCCGGCTCGGGCAGGATCACACCCTCGCATTCGCGGGTCATCCCCGCATGAATATTGCGTGGATGTAAGAACTGGTCCTCCACACGTCCGCAACAGGGACACTTGAAAGCGATCATGGGCATGTCAGAATCTCCGCCGGCTTCTGCGCCCGCTCTTGGTCGAGCCGGACGCGATCTGGAACTCGCGATAATTACCCCTGATTTTGTCGTGAAAATAAGTCCCCGGACTGCTCACCTGAAACAGCGTATCCGCGGTGGTCTGAGGGACGCCGATGTAGCGATGCACCGCTCCGTTGACGAACTGGATTGTGAGCGCTTGGGCGTCGGTGTCGTAATCGGCGCCGTACATATGACGGCTCTGCAATGCTCTAAAGGCCATGCACCGCACCTACGGTTTCGATTGAGTTGCCGCCGGCAACGCCTGGTTGCCAAGGTTCTGGAGGTAGAACTGGAACCCGCCTACCACCGCCGCAACCACAAGTTGAACGAACGCCCCCACGGGACTATGAGGCAGAATCCCCGCCAGTCCCGCGTTGATGATCTGAAGCGTCACGAAGATTGCCTGCAAAAGCAAGAGACGGTCGGTTGACATGAGTCTATTATAGTGCCGCCAGGTCGGATTGGAGAAGATCCAGATCGAACAAGTTGGGCGCCAGGCCGTTGGTGTCGATCCAGTCCTGACTCAGAACCGCGTAGGCTTCGTCGCAATAACAGTAGTAGAAGTAGTCGCTCATGGGGATCACCGACCCCCATGTGACCAGCTTGTTTCTGAGCCTCCCCGGCAACTGTTCGTTGTAAGCTCCAACCGGCACGCAGTGGCCGCCCCAGGAACCGGGTGCGTAGTCTCCCGACAGTCCGTCAGGTACCGACCACTCGTTTGCGTTCTGCACGCTTACGGGCAACTGCACCCCGATAATGGCCGCGCCGAACAGCCAGATCGCCTGACGAAGTTCGGTCAAGTCGCCGCGCTTGAGAGACACAAACGCCAGGATCTTGTGCCCGCCGATACCGGTCGATCTCCAGTACTTCAGGAACGAGAGCATGTCGGTCCCTTGGTCCGTCGATGGATCTCCTGGAACGTACCCGCCGGCGCCAGAGTAAGCTTGCACGATCTGCGAATTGGTCGGTTGCGGCTTGTTCGAGTTCGTGTACTTCTCCCAAAGCTCGACCATGTGGCCGCCGGCCGCCTCTACACAATCGCCCAGCACGTCGTTCATATACATGGGCCAACTGGACACGTTCGCGAGCCAGTCGATTGCAGATGGGGGCGCGGGCGGAGCGCCTGCGATCTCGATATACCGCGCCATCTTGAGCGTGCGCGGGTCGAACCGGGCGGCGCGCTTACCTAACTTGACCGGCATGGCCCTACATCCCCGCCCGTAGCCGTCCCAGGTCTTTTGCGATACGCACCTTCAACGCGGACAACTGGCTCTGCGCGCGAGCGTTGTAGTGAATCTCCGTGTTGCTCGACGCCGCTTTCGCAGTAGGAGGAGTCCCGTAGGTCTTGAGCAGGTTCTCGACATCCGATGCCAGCACCGAGACCGCCGCGGCGACATTGGATGGCAGCCCGGCCAGTTCCGGCACGGTAGCGGCAACCTTGGCTAAGTTGGCCGTGACGCACGCCGCCTGTTCGGTTTGGGTGCCGCCGATGGACAGACAGTTCGACACGGAATCGAGACCGGCCAGCGCCGCCTGGGTCCAGTCGCTTACGGCTTGCGCCTTGGGACTCGCGTTCAGAAAGGGCATGATGATCGGAATGATGACCTCGGCGGCGTTCACGGCGGTCGTGATGTCGGCGATGATCTGCGTGGGGGTGCATCCGATCAAGCAGAGACAGAGAACGGAGATCAAAACGGTTCGAGAAGCGATGTTGAATTTCATACGAGTTTTCCTTTACGGCAACCCGGCCTTTCCATGCGGCGAGGGTGTGTCTTCCATGCGGTTGATAAAATACCGGCGCACGGCGTCGCGCAGCCGCGGCTTGTTGCCCGTCCACCGATACACTCCCTGCCAGTCTTTCGTGATGTCGTAGCGGGGGTCGAACTTGAAATCGATCAGGATGCCTTCGCGGTTGCCGTAGGCGCGGCTCGAAGACGCTCCGTGCCAGAAGTGCAGCGCGAAGTTGTCCACGCAGCCGATGTTGGCGGTGAGCGCGCGGGCGCGCCGCTGCCAGTTACGGATCTCGTCGTTGTACGATCTGACGGTGGCGTCGCCACGCAACATCGTTTGCTGGCCAATGAGACCGAACGCCATCCACCAGTCGGCCGAGCCCATCACACAGGTGTCCAGCATGCCTCCGACGGTGTCGAACGCGCCGCGGCGCCACGCCCATGCGCCGCCGGGGGCGCCGGGCGGGAACCCGAACGGGAACTCGGCGGACGGCAGCGGGAGACCATAATAGGGGTCCGTTGCCTGTTGCTTCCGCTTCAGGGCCTTGAACTCCGGCTGGTGCAGATAGTTCCACGCGAAGCTGGAGTTGCTGCGGTACATCCGGTGGCCGGTGTCGCTCGTTGCCGTCGAAGAAGTTACGTCCGCGTAGTTGGAAAAGAGCTGGACGAACTCGTGGTGCTGAAGCATATGGATGGCTTCCAGCGCCCAGTCGTGCCGGGTGAAGTGGAAGTCGCCGTCGCTATAGCCGCCGTACTTCCAATCGGGCGGGAACGAGCGGACGGCCAGGTTCACAAGGTTTTCCTTGTGGAACATCTCGCAATCCGTGCGCAACCGGATCGAGAGGGGGTCTCCGTCTTCGGTCACCTCGAACGGACGATCTCCGTAGGCCAGCTCGACCACATGCAGAACAACGTTGGGGGTGGCCCGCATGTGGCGCACGAAGTCGTTGAACAACTGGCGGCGGTTGCGCCACCTGAAAGGGTTCGAGTAGACGCCGGCCACGTGCAGGATCTGGTCCTCGCTCCACTTGGACCAGGGGGCGTGGACGTTGGGGTGATAGAGGGGCGACGGAGAATCGAGATAATCTAGCACGGTGCGCCTCTAAGGGATCTGAACCTTCACGTCCACGGTAACCGGCCTGACCTGGAAACCGGGGTAGATCGGTATGGAATGCACGATACATCCCGTGGCCATCTCGAACTCCTGCACCAAACCCTGAATCTGGAGTTTGAGTTCGGCCGTCTTGGCCTGCACTTCTTCGACTGTCATTGTTGTGATTCCTCCATGGGGCGGACGATACCGATTATAGACCGTATAGGAACGGAAATCAAGGCTCAAGAACGCCGCTCGGGCAGACCGTCGGTGTTCGACTGCGCTCCGTAGGCCCAAGAGGCGTATTGCCGGCTCGGTTGCGCGCGCGTTATGGATTGTCCGGGTGCGCCCGAAGAACCCAAGAGGATCGAATTATCGTAGGCCGCGTGCGCCGGGTTGCGCCCGCTGTAGGCCATGATCTTGGCCGCGCGCCAGTAGTTCGGGTCCCACTTATAAAAGCTGGAGAGGATGAAACCCAGGCTCATAATCCGGTCGTCGTGGCCGCCGTAGCCGGCCCGCAGTTCTTGGGCGTATTCGTCGCCTTCAAGCGACTGCATCTCTTTCACAAAAAACGGAGAGCAGACCTCGATCTCGCCATCGCGCAAGCTGCGGACGATCATCTCGATCATGGCGCGGCGGAAGAAGAAGTTGGTGAACACGCCCATCTTGTGAGCCTGCGAGAGATCGACCTTGCGGTCGTCGATCTTGCGGTCGTTCCACATGTGGAAGTTAGTCCAGTTCATCAGGCGCAGGACGTTCTGTACCAGGTCGCCGTGACCTTTGCATTCGATCGCCATACGTGCCTGGCGGCGCGTACCGTGGCGGTCTGGCACGCTGTACCAGGTGCCCAAGGCGAGTAAGAAAGGCCAGGCGTCCAAGGCGTTCATATGGCCGGAAGAGAACTCGCAGACCTGCTTGGTCGGGCCCTCCAGAGAGTATTTTCGCAGTCCCTCGATGCAGGTGCGGTCTTTGTCGATGCCGTCGCCGGTGTCGCAGCCGAACCCGTACTCGAAACCTTCGATGGGAGGCTCCCAAACGTAGATTTTGTCCACCGATCCTTTGGCGCTGTCGCCCTCGTAGTCCCAACCTCTGAATTGCAAGGGAACCAGTTCAAAGTGGATCGTGACGCCGCCGCCGGCGTCGGCGTCTATTGGAATGGGCGGCAGGGACTTGTTAATGAGAATGTCGGAAGGCTGAAGGCGCGGGGGGACAAACTCGGTGGGTCCGCGCAAGCCGAACACGCCCCAGACAGGTTGGGTACGTGTGTTGGTGCGGTAGAAGTTCAGGGTCTCCACGTCGAACACGGTGATATTGGAACTCTGAAAGGCTTCGTCGTCGTTGGCCGGCATCTCTTGCAGGAACTTGTTGAGACGGTTCTCCTTGACGGCGCTGCCGCGTTCGCACTCGTAGTACCAGATCTGCTCCAGGGGCATCTGCCAGTTGGAACCCAGGCGCCGGGCCAGGTAGTCGTTCTGACGCACATATTCTTCGGCCATCTTGGCGTGCGACAGAGCCCAGGAAGCCATCGAAGTAGAATAGTCGGGCGGCACCGGGTTCGAGCGCAAGAAGACTTCCTTCGGGTACAAACCGCCTACAAACCACGGCAAGAAGAGAGGCCGGAGCCTGCCTCTGCGCTGCGGCCAGTCCGACTTGGCGGACTCCCACTTCTGATGCCACGGGTTGTTGATGCCTTCGGCAGTGCCTTCAAGAGCCAGAAACGCACGGGGGGACGGATGCATTCCGCGCAGCAGGGCGGAATCGACAAGAGAGGTGAGGTCGTCGAACTCGGCCAGTTCGGACAGATGGACCACGTTCGGCGAGTCGCCGCGGGCCATGCCGGTAGACTGTTGGCCGTGCTCCATCGTGATCGCGGAGCCGTTAAAGAACTCCAGCAGCTTGCCGGCTTGGTCCACCTTGCCGAGTTTGCCCGGTTGGCCGCTGCCGGGCTGCATCCAGAAGGGCATGCGGACCAGCACGAACGAGATCAGCTTGAAGAGCTTCAGCGTCTTCTTCTCGGTCGAAGAAGCCAGGTAAGCGTTGATATTGGAGTCGAACACCACGCGGTGAAGCAAGATGAGCGTGATGATACGGCTGATGCCGAGCTGCCGCGCCTTCAAGATGATGAGGAAGATCGCGATCTCTTCGTCCTCCATCTCGGCCACGAGTTCGAGGAAGATTTGCTGGCTCTTCCACAACTCCATACGGACGGTCTGGTTGTCGGTGTCCTTGATCCAGCAGGCGCGCTCTACCCAGTACCAGAAGTCCAGCGCGCACAGGACACGTTGATGCCTGATCCACTTGCGCTCTTCTTCGGTGAGGGTGTCCTGCCAGGTCAGAAGCGGCTGACCCGTGGAGGAGTTGAAGACCTGGCGGCCGTCGGGAGTCGTCTGGCGTATGGGTATGAGCCGGCCGGATTCTCGATCTTTCTCGACAAGAGAATCGAGGTGCGCGACCACGCGCGAGAATTCGAGAACGGACACGGGTTCCAGTTTGGCGCCGCGATTGGCCGGGCTCGCCAGCCAGCGGTCTATGTTGCGGTCGATAATGCGTTTGGCGTACATCAGACCATCAAGTAGTGCAGCGGACGGCTCTCCACCGGCAGCGCATCGAACGTTTCCTTGCAGCGGTCGATCAGCCCCGGAAGTATCTCGTAGGCGTTGCGCGCGTCTTCGTCGAGCTTAGGGTAACATGCGGCGGCAATATGCGAAATCGCCGTCCAAATCTCGACGCACTCCCGGTGCTCCGCCACCAGGTCTTCAGTCTTCGTCTTCGTTTCCGTCTTCGTCGTCGTCATCGTCGTCCGCGTCCTTTATGTCGTCCTTCAGCTCCTCCGCCGCGCAGTGGGTGTCTCCCGTCTGCATGATCTTGCTCAGTTCCACGATGTCTTCGTCCATCGAACGCAGGCCGGACGTATGAGTTGGCGACATCTCGGTACGGCCGTCGGCCAACACGACGGAGCCGTTGGACGCCATCGGCGCGGTGAAGATATTGACCGCGCCGGGGCCGCTGCCGCGCGGACCCGATGCAGGTAGTAGCCCGCTGGCTTTCATGAACAGCTCGGCGTGCTTGAAGTTCTCCGGAGCGGACATAGCAAACTCGGCCGACTTCTCCAACACGCGATCTCGCATAAACGTCATACACATAGCGGCCTTGGTCGCGCCCTCCTGCCAGGCTTGTCCGGCGACCCAGCGGACCAGGTCGGCTGTGTGGACTATCGCGAGTTCACAGAGTTGTTCGGGCCAATGCAAGCGGCGCTCCGATGGAGAAAGCGCCTGCCAGCATTCCAAATAACGCCTGGCGTCCGCGTTGCCCGTGCGCGCTTCCAGATCGACGTAGACGATGTAGTTGCGCCATGTAGGCTCTACAAACCGGAATGCGGCACTCAAGGGCGTGTGCAGCGCGCGGGTGATATTGCCCGAGGCGTTGACCTGATGGAGCGGCGCGGATGCGGAAGACCGATCCTGTACGGGCGGATCTTCAACGGTCAAGTCCTGTACGGGCTCGGGCGGCAGCGGCTTGCGATTCTGCGTCGCGGGTACAAGCTCTACCGCCACCGCCGCCACTGCCGCCGATGCTTCGGCCTTAGCGCTCGTTCTCTTGCGCGCGGGCTTGAACGAAGGCGTCTCGAACAGCCTGTGCGGCTTGCGCTTCGTCGAGACCGGGGACTTCGACAAGTTGGCCTTCATCGTTCACCACCATTGTAGGCCGCATCAGGCCGTTGCGCATCGATAAGATCGCGTCCTGGAACGCCGGCGACCAGGGAGCTACGCCGAGAGAGATAGCCAGGGCGGCTTCCGAATTGGTGCGCTCCTGGTATTCTTCGGGAGATTCGGACAGATGGAAACCGTCGTCGAAACGTGTACCGGCCGCGCCGGCAAGGGACGCGCCGGCAAGATCGCTCGCCATAACCAGCGGCGGTGGAGATAACCGCTCCAGCGCTTCGGCGATACGGGTTTGCACCGCAGTGTTGCGGTCGATCGCGGCGGTAAGACCGAACAGATCGGCCACGATGGAGATCAGGCTCATATGGTCGCCTCTCATGCCTTTTTCTCTGCGGCCCTGAGCGCCTCGCGGAGGGTAGGATAAGTGCCAACAAAGACGTACTCGCCCCCCGGCCACGCTTCCGGCAACGGGGGCCTCGGCTCCATGAACTCGCAAATCACTTCGGCGTCGGCCGATTCAGCGGCCATCACTTTCTCCCTCCGCCCATGGGGGCGGACACCAGCGCCGCAAGCTCAGCGCAGAGTTTTTCCAATTCAGTCCATTCCTCCGCAGCGCATCCGCTCCAGTACCACTTCATCGCGGCGTCGGCGATGCGGCCCCTGAGCGTACCGATCCGCATACGGCGACGGAGCCGTGCGGCATATTCCGGGGACACGGCAACCGAAGTGTTTTCCGAACTCACTTCCGGACCCTCCTCTTTCGCCTTGCTTGACATTTCCACGGACTCCAACGCGGCAAGCTCGCGGAAAATTTCGACCGTCCGATCCGGCATGTGCCTCACTTCCGGCCTCCCGTTTCCGACTCCAGAGCCGCAAGCTCGGCGCAGAGCCACATCGTCTTCTTCTCCGCCTCCACCTCGCTCGTGAAGCTGCCAGCCAGCATGATCGAGAGACGATATTCTTCCATCGCGGCGTCGGCGATGCGTACCTTCAATTGGGCGATGCGCCGTTGAGTACGCTCGAAGTCATCCTCTACATGCTTGTCCTTCATCTTTAACCTGCACTGTCACACGCTCCGCTTCACTTCTTCGCCGTTGGCGCCTTCGGCGCCCCCGGCGCATCGTGCAGCGTCGCTCCAGCGGCTCCAGCGGACCCAATGGCCCCGGCGGGTTGTTCGCCGCCGGCTTGCCCGGTAGTCCGCGCCTCGATCTCCGCGCGCCAACGCTTCAGGCCGGCCACGTCGATCTGGAGGTTGAGCATCTCCTGCTGCATGTCCAACACCAGGTCCATCGCTTCGGCGAACCGCACGGGGCTGAACAAGACCTGGCCGATGTTGGATTCTTCGTACAGTTCGCGCCCGGCGCCTTCGCCGCGGGAAGAGATGTCCCGTATCGGATAGGCGGCGTTATAATGCGTCCCCGCCGTCGAGTCCCAGATCATGACCTCGATCTCGCCGTTGGGCCGATGCTGTTTGAGAACCACCGCCGGCGCGTAGTAGTCCTCGCCGTTGGTTCTGGAATGCCCGCGCATGCGAAGCGTCAGGATGGTGCCGATTTCAAGCTGCCGCGGGGGTGCTAGAGACATGTTAGAGTTCCTTTCGTAAACGAGTTAGTAAGTCGTTGTAAGTCACCGTCAATGTTTGTTGCCGAAGCTGATGCGCGAGCGGCCGTCGCTGTATAACCCGCCGCCGCCGCGATTGGGCCGGGCCAGTCCCGCCGGACCCGCATCGTACGTGCCGGATACGGCGCCGTATTCGGCGCCGCGCTGGTCTCCGGCGGACTTGGCCGAGGCGACGTCCATCGTGCCCAGTTTGACGATTGTGCCGCCCTCGTGCAGTTTGCCCTCGCCGGTCAGATCGATCTCGATTTTGCCGCGGCCTCCCATGGGGATGGTCTGTTCGATGCCGGACGTAGCATGCACGCTGACCGATGCGGATGCGGGCTCGCTGGAGAACTGGTAGCCCTCGGCCACGATGCCTTCGCGACCGCCGGTGGGGCTCTCGCGTTCCCTGTCCTGTTCGCGCGCCCGCGCGGACGCGGCGCGCTCACTTTGGCGCTCCTCGCCTCGATTACGATCGGTCTGTTCGACGATGTCCGCGATGAACAGATGCGAGCCTGTGTCGCGCGGACCATAGCCGGGACGGCCGATGGGCAGATCGTGATCGGCTCGAACCTGGTCGGGCACCTTGCCGCCCGCGATGGGCGCGACGTTGATAATCTGCTCCAAGGTGGCGTCCACATGCTTGAGGAATTCGGCGCGCCCTACGGGCTCTCCGCCGGGCGCCTGGTTGTCCAGCACTACTTGGCCGCCAAATTCGAGCTTATCGGGCGGACTCGCTACAGGTACGGTGCCCCCGACGAACATGTCGATCGACACGCCGATAACCAGTCCGATGCGGGCGTTAGGCAATGTCAGATGCGGTTGCAGCTCGGGACGCGTCGCGAGTAGTTGGCGGAACCAGTCGGTCAGGATCTCGACCGCTTCCTGACCGTTGAGGTCGTTGTAGGTCAACTGCGATGGCAAACGGTTGATGGTCGGCATATAGAGAGTCTACCTCCAAGGCTTGCGCCGATGCCTGATATGTCCCGGTCGGCCTAGCAGCGCGTCGATCAGACCGATCAGGATAGCGCCTAACAGCATCAGCCCTACGATGTCGTACCAAGTCACGCGTGACTCACCCTACCGAGACAACTATCTCGGTCTCTCCATAGGCGCAGGTCAGAGTCGGCAGCTCGCCGCCCGGATCTTTGTACTCTGTTTTGATGGCCATTGCATTTCAAGGATGCCACGGTTATAATGATCTGTCAAGTACGAATATGAACCCCTACCCGAACCGGATCGAAGAACTTCATCAATGGCTGGAGGCCCGGTTCGGCCAGAAAGACCGTCAGGCGACGGAGGTGTTGTTGACCGCGCTGCTGGACCCCAAGCTGACCAGGCGCAAGCGCCCGTGGCTCATTGTGGAGACCGATTATCCGAGCAGAGACACGTCGGAAGCCTGGTTTTCATTAGGTGGCGAAGCCGCGACGCACAGTCTGGCGGTGCCGCGGGTGATGAGAACCCAGCAATGCGAAGAGACCTTGCAGCAGTGGTTGTCCACCAGGACCGCGCCTGGTTCGGCCGCCGGCGCCACGGGCGTGTTTGTCGATGCCGAGTGGCGCAGGTTGCCGGACCGCCTGCCCGCGTCTCAGTTGTGGACCCACGTCGGCTGGCGCCAGATGATGACCAGAACCTATGCGGTGCTGATGGCCATGTGCGTCCGATTGAGAGTCGAACACCCCAGAAGCGCGTATGCGGCCCTGGCGGACAGGCACGAAGACCTGGCCGAGCTGGGGCGCAGGGCAAGAAGAGTCCTGGACGACTCCCATCGCGCCATCGTGTCCGATGCGGCGGTAAGATTACCCGATGCGTTCATGTACTGGTGCGAACTGTTGCAGCGCATCGCACCGTTGCAGACCGACTGGGAGAGCCTGGTCGGCAATCTGACCGCGATCGCAACGGGTGTGAGCTTGTTATACAGCGACGGCCGGGGGCCCGACTGGCGCGCCGTGGAACGTGTAATGAGAGACTCGATTCCCTTTGTGACGGTGGAGATCCTGAAGCAAACGGCATTGAAAAGATCCGAAGGAATTCAAGCGTATCAGCGCTTCAGAAAGTACGGGTACGCGCCGCACCGATTGGCCAACGACGAAGTGAAGCGGCTGAATATCGAGCGCATCGTCGCGCAGAGAGCCAGTTTCAGGGGGCCCAGAGATCCGTATGAGTATCACCCCTGGAGATATAGAATCGCCAGTAAAGACTGGCTGGAGTTGATCGACCGGGAGAAGAAGATATTGTGATGGACTACTGTCTGCTGCAAGGCGACGCGCGGGCGCTGCTGCGCGACTGGCCGGACGGATTCTTCAACTGCTGCGTTACGTCGCCGCCGTACTGGGGACTGCGGGATTACGGCGTGGTCGGCCAACTCGGGCTTGAGGCAACCCCGGAGGCTTACGTTGCGCGGATGGTTGAGGTGTTCAGAGAAGTGCGGCGCGTTCTGCGGAACGATGGCACGCTGTTTTTGAATTTAGGCGATTCTTACACGGCCAGCGGGGGTGACGCTCACAAAGACTGGCACGCTAATCCTGGACTGTCGCGTTCTTCAAAGCGTGGAGGCGTTCCGCATGAAGTCGCTTGTGGCACTTCCGGAGTGTCCCTGAAGCCTAAAGACCTCGTAGGCATCCCCTGGCGCGTGGCGTTCGCGCTCCAGGCGGATGGCTGGTATCTGCGCTCGGACATCATCTGGCACAAGCCGAATCCGATGCCGGAGAGCGTGACCGACCGGCCGACAAAGAGTCACGAGTACATGTTTCTGATGGCGAAGTCAGAGAAGTACTGGTATGACGTGGAGGCAGTAAAGGAACCGTCTACTAACAGGCAATCAGGGAATGTTGACACCAATGTCTATGCGCTAGAAGACCCCAAAAAGGGAAGGACCAGAGCTAACCTGCATTTGATTCCTGCACGAGATACCCGCAACCGCCGCTCCGTCTGGACCATCGCCACGCATCCTTACAAGGGCGCGCACTTCGCGACGTTCCCGCCGGAACTGGTACGCGTGTGCTTGCGGGCCGGGTGCCCCGCCGGAGGTTACGCGCTCGACCCGTTCTGTGGATCTGGCACGACATCGATGGTCGCGAACCAGCTTGGCATGAACAGCGTGGGCATCGACTTGAACGCGGACTACCTGGCCCTGGCGGAGAAGCGCATGCGCGATAACAAATGAAGGTCACCGCTTGTGTGCTCCAGTTCGTCGCGCAGACGCGCGAACTGTCGCGGTGTCGCGGGCAAGTAGATGTTCTTACCCGCGCGAACTGTCGCAGTGAAAAATCCACGCTTGAAATCTCGTTGATTTATTCCCCACAGGTACGATAAAAAACCGGACTGAAATTGCGATCGGCCTGCGCGGAGTCAAGCCGCAATCCACAGCTTCAACCCCTAGACAATGAAGCGACGCTGGTGCGCCGGCATGTCTGCCAGCTATGTAAGTATTACACACCACAAGACTTACATGCTGATAACAGACATTATCATGAGTATGTACAGACCAGGCTGGACGTGACCTGGTGAGTCTGCTACAGTGTGTGTGTGGTCTGCGTTGGCGTCAACCCAGCGCATGACACCGACACATAGCGGCACAGCTTGCGCCTCGCCAGGTCCCGCGCCACGCACGCACGTATCCTCTATTCATACTGCACAGTGCTGTTATGACCCCCGCCACCCTTCCCGAACGTGCCAGTGCATACAGTGTATCACACAGTGCATCATTTTGACTACACTTGTGTGGCTGATTGGCCACACTTATGAGCGGATGTGTAGTCATTTTGACTACACTCTGTTGCGATGGGCTGTCTGCCTTAGGCTGTCACCTGTCGCCACCGTCTCGCTACGCTCGACGCCCGTGGCTCCATGAGACAGCGTGCTGCCGGGCCCGCTCCTGCCTGCAATCGCGTGGCCAAATTAAATACACATAACTCTCTAGTTTTGTCCTTGACATTACATACCGGGGGCGTCTAAGATGGATGCTAGGAGGAAACACAAATGGCACGCTACCAAAAACAGCGCATCCACTATCCTATGGGATCGGTTTCGAGCGGAACCATGCGGCCCGAGGATCTTATCCCCACGTTTGCATCCGAGCTGGAGAGCTTGGCAAAGCGGCCCGGTATCGTATCGGGCAAGCGGCGCCGCGATCACCTCAAGCTGGTACGCGAGATCGACAAACACAGCCATGCCACGAATAGCACGCTGCACGACGATTACTTGGCGTCCGAAGATTCGGACTGGGATCTTGACGCCTTGGTCGATGCACTCGGCGAGTATGCGGGTCCATACTTCTACTTCGGCTCTCACCCCGGCGATGGCGCGGACTATGGCTTCTGGCTATCGGAAGGCTGGGACGAAGAGTTTCGCACACTGGACACCATAGCGACTCAGCACGGCTGCGCCGTAGACTTCGGCGACAAACTCAAGGTCGCGGACCTGGCCGAAATTCCCGCTTGGTTCCGTGGCGAGGCGGCCGTTGTGAACGACCATGGCAACGTCACCTTGTACGTGAAGACGTGCCGGACGCTGCGCGCGATCTGGAGTGTTGTCTAACGCGCCAAGCTCACACGCGAATGTGAGCTTACCGGAAAGGTTGATAGGAGAGAATATGAAGCGCACGAAATACGTGGTCGCGGATACGGCATCATCCGCGTGGAAACTCCCGCCTAACAATGTCTGGAACGTTCCAGACGGAGTAGACGAAGTCCGGGGAAGTCTCAAGACTACGTGCATGTGTCGGATTCCGGTGTCCTATCGGGCATTGGCGGCAGGATTCCACGGTTACGTCTATGGCACACGGACCCTGAGCGCACTTCGTGAGTCGGGATACTGTTTGGAAGGGTCCGTTCAGATCGCCGGACGGCGCTATCGAGGTTTCACGAGCTCACAGCTATTTGAGCGACCGGACGGAAGCCTGGTAGACGTGGCCACCATACACGTTTGCGCCGAGAGTCCACTGCCACGCCGGGTGCAATGTGTAAAATACGTATTCGATTTGTGGGGCGCGCCGGAATATCGCAATATAACTCAGTCGGGAGTAGCTATGCTGAGTTATACGTTTGAATCGAAGTACAAAGACTCCCACGCGTTCATTGCCGAGGTAACGTGCGGGGAGCCGTTCTAACCGGAAGCGCCGAGAGGAGAGGAGAGGAGATTATGAATACGAAACGTAACCCGCTAGGGAAGGTACTGATGAAACAATGGTCATGCTACACATGGATGCCGTTCCGTGGGATGGGGCGATCTGGGCCGTCTGAACGTCGCAAGTCCCATTTTGCAGTAGTCGAAGCGAGCACCAAGCGGCAGGCAGAAGAAATCTATCGGCAGAAATACCGCGATGCTTCCGCTGGCCGAAACGTGTCTGTGAAGCCCAAGCAAGAGCGCCAAATCAGCATCCTGCTGTGCGAACGCGCAGACGGATCGGAGGTGACACATATGGCAGACTTCTAACCCATCGCCCGCATGGCACTTGTTAGAGTGCCATGCGGGCGAACGGTTAGAACGGAAGCGAGGAGGCAAGGAGGCACAATGCAAAAACTAGTACACGTAAGAGACCTGAAAGACCAAACCAGGTCTAACGTTCCGCACCCGATACTGTTCTGCGAACACTGCGGCGCCGAGGACAGCGCCCATCGGGGCGATTATTTCGCTCTGCCGCCGGAGCACGTTTTTACATGTTGCGGCTGGCCCATGCGACTGGTAATCAAGCGCACGGTGTACACGGCAGTCTACGCGAGGGCACAATGCAAGGACGTTACTCAATCAAAATCGACGCGGACGAGATAGACCGCACAACCACAATCGTGTTACGGCACACGCCCCGCGACCGTTGGCACGCGCTCATTGCGACATGCAAATCGCTGGCCCGCGACGGCCTACAGTACCGGCTGGAACTCGCACCCGTGGCCGGATCGGATTCGTTTTATACGGCCACGGTGACGGCTTGGGGGACGCCAGTTAAGCACAAGGCGCGCACAACGCTCGTTCCCAAGGTCGCCATACCGGATAGCCCGCTGACTCTGGAGCAATGCACGCGCGGACGGCACAAAGCCGAAGAGAGCGTCCAGCACGCGCGAGGTATCTTTTGCAACCATCTCACGCGATTCTCGAAGTCCTACGAGTACTACTTCGGCGACCGCTACGGGTCCGCGTGGTGGCGCGTGTACGACCAAGAGAAACGCGAACGGCAGCGGCGGTTCGGACGCGGACTCGCGCGGGTCATGGCGATGCGCAAAGGGCAGCCGATGAACCGCTTCTACCCAATCAAGACGGAGATCTACGCCGAGCTGGACAAACTCGTCGGGCGGCGCGTGGTGCGCTTGAGCGAACTGAAAGCGCGTGAAGACAACTACTACAAAGCCATCGTGGACCGATACGCGGACGGCCACTATGGAACGAAGCCAGAACCGTTCAAGCACTCGGAGCCGCAAGGCGCGGCTCTGCTGGCGGAACTCGAAACGGCCAAAGCGGACGTGGAATTCTGGCGGGAACTGGAGCTGCTGAGCGGGCAGCGGGAGAAGTTCAAGCCGGGCAAAGGATCGGAGGTGGACAAGGCGGACGACGAAGTGCGCACAAGAAACAACGTGTACGTGTACGTTTGACGGTTTGACGCTCCAGCTGTTGAGAGCATAGCCGGGGTCTGGCACCCCGGCCCACCCGGCCCCGCGTCCGAGCGGAGGCGAGGCCAGGTGGAGGATGAGATGGACGAACAAGAGACCATACAGGTATGGATTGACGAAACCGATCCAGACCGGCCCTACATTGTCAGTCGAGGCATCAATCACGTGGATGCTCCCGAAACCATCGCTATCTATGACCACTACGCGGACGCGATAGCGAGAGCCAGGCGTATCGCCGCCAAGACTGGCCTCGCAATCGTCGATGAGGGTTAAGCAAGCCCGGCCAAGTATCACGGCCAGCATGGGCGCTGGCCCTTTCACCCGGCCCCGCGTCCACAATAGGAATTAATTATGCTGCCGCAATCCACAATCCGATTGGCTCCGCTGGCCGCCCGGTACGGCCACATCCACCGCTGGTTATGGCTGGCGCTCCCCGAAGACTGCCAGCAGGAAGCGGCACTCACTGAGATCGAGTACCCAGCACTTACCGCCGATGCGCGCGAGGAGTTGATATCGTATCGTTTACGCCGATTGCGGCGCGAGGCCTGGGACCGCATAGTGAGTGGCCCGGTCAAGACGCCGCACGGGTTGCGGCCATCGAAACTGAAACGCCGCCGGGGGTATCGGCGGAACAAGGAGATCGCATGACAAGACGAGACCTAATGCAGTCCCTCTTCGCCGCTCCCGCCGTGGCGCGGCAAACCAACGCTAATGCCCGCGCCCATCACGCGGACGAACTCGTTTTCCGCGGCTGGATCGAGCTACCCGCCCAGGTAGTCACCCGAGCGGCCAGCCAGCCGCTCTATCGCACCACACATCGCCATCTGACCGCGAGGCTCAAGACTTCTGGCGTCACGTACCTATTCCGTGAGTGGACACCCGAAAGCACCCGCTACCTCGGAGAGATCGTCCGAGGCGCAAAGGGTATCCGGGTCCATCTGTTCCGCGCGCTTGCGCCAGATGCGCCATGCCGCTGGGTGCATCAACTCGGAGCGGAGGAGGTGGCTATCCCGAATGCATTGGGATAATCAGGTATTTACCGGCCAGCGTGGGCGCTGGCCTTCCACCCGAAGGCCCGGACAGACACCCGGACCTTCAGGCGGGAGGATCGAACGATGGCACAAGCACAGAAGGCACAGAAGCGAACGAAAGAAGACCGGGCCCTCGCCAAACGGCGGCTGGCCTACAGAACAGAAAACGAAGTGCGCGCCGAGCGCATAACGAAACTGATCGGCTACCCGAGCACGCACGGCGACGGCGAACAAGCCGTGATCGACCTGCTCGCGGACATTCGGCACTGGTGCGACGGATGGAAGTCGCAGTTTGCCGAACTCGACCGCGTGGCCCACATGCACTACACCGCAGAAGTAGTCCAAGCCCGCACGGGCGAGGAGCAGTAACCCGTGGGCTCCCAACAACGTCGCACTACACAGCCGCTCGAACCAATCGAGCGCAAGCCGGACATGCAACTGGCGCATTGGATGCTGGCTTGCGCTCTGCTGATGTTGGCCGTATGCGCGCTGATCTATCTGACGAGAAACCTATGAGCACAACCATGAGCACAACCATGAGCACGCAAACTCTAATACGCGCGCCGGCACAAGCGCCGGCACAATCTCAATCTCCGTCCCTGGCCGACCGCTGCATCGCAGCGGCGCTATCGGGACTCTCCGACTGTTCGCGCCGGGTCTACCACCAGCGCATCAAAGCCTGGCTGGCCTGGTCCGGCGGCACAACGGGCGCAACGGCGCTGGACCGCGAGAGCGTCAAAGCCTGGCTGCGCAGCTTGGAAGTGGCACAATCGAGCCCCCAAGTGCGCAATCAAGCCTTGGCGGCGCTAAAGAAGCTCGCCATCGAAGCCGGAGAACTCGGCTGGATCGAACACGACGCGGCGGTCCGCATAGGCGCAATCAAGGCCAAACGGATCTCGGGCGTCAGAACCGGCTTGTGGCTCGACAAGGCGCAATGCATACAACTGCTGCTGGCGCCCAGCGGCACAACCACGATCGGACGGCGCGACCGCGCTGTCCTGGCGCTGCTGTTAGGCTGCGGCCTGCGCCGTTCCGAAGCGTGCGGCTGCACAATCCAGCAGATCGAATACAGGGCCGGCCACATGCTGCTGGTCAACCTGGTCGGCAAAGGCGGACGTATCCGAAGCATCGCGGTGCCTCAGTGGGCTCAGAAGACCATCGAAGCCTGGCACAAAGCGGCGGGGATTATCGACGGTTACCTGCTGCGGTCGGTCGATCGCGGCGGCACAATCAACGGGTCTCTGTCGGCCGCGGCGGTCAGAGACATCGTCAAACGCTACGGCACAACGATCGGCGTACCACGACTTAGACCTCACGATCTCAGACGCACCTACGCCAAACTGTCGCGCTTAGGCGGCGCTCCGCTGGAAACCATCCAGCACAGCCTGGGACATGCGAGTCTGAAGACGACCGAGATCTACACCAGGACCGGCGAAGAAGCCAACGCAGGAGATTATATGGACTTGGAGAACGGCAGAGGAGACGAACCCAGATGATGACGCTTCAGGAAGCGATGCAGAACTTCGTGGTATTCGAGGGCAATCCGGCGCCGGACGACGTTGACCGGCTCACGGCCACCCAGCAGGAATTCGCCAAAGACGTAGACGCGGTGCCGGGCATCTTGGACATGGCGGATGCGATGGCCATGGCTATCGTGACGGGGTTCCTGGTGCAGCACGGCAGGAAACCGCTGCCGCACGAGTTTTCCAAAAGCTTGTTCCTGCACGCATTTTCGCTCGGCGTGTCGGTAGGCGTCCGCATGGAGCGTACCGAAGAAGGCGTCAAACTTTAGCTTGTAGACTCTACAAACGGGAACGGATCAGTCTTCCGCGCCGGTCTTGTCGAGTTCCGCGAAGCCTTCCGCGTCTTCGTCGATGACTTGCTTGACCGGTTGTGGCTCGGGTGGTTTGGCGAGTCCCAGCTTGAGCAGCTCGGGCTCGCGCTCGACCATCGCTTTCATCTCCGAGACTTCGATTCTGATCTGTGGGAAACTGCCGTCGGACGGCACATAGAAGCCTTCCAGAGCGCCTTTGTAGTCGCGCTTGACGAACTTGTTCAAACCGCGCGCTTCCAGTTTGCGCGCCAGGCATTCGGCGCCCACCATACGGCTGCCCCCGGATGTGAAGCTGAGACGGTCGTTCGCGTAGAAGGCCGGCACAAACTCGCCTAAGAAGTTGGGACAGATAGCGCCGGCCAGTTCGTGCAGCGTGTCCTGTACACCCCTGCGCGCTCCCCGCGGCAATTGGAACACCTCGGCGCAGCAGTGGCACAAGTAGACCCACTGCTGGCTTTCCGGATCGAAATACAAGATGGTCAGCTTACGGCCGCGTCCGTCGTTGCCGTAGACTGTGGCAGTCGTCCATCCCGTATGGTCGGCCATGTCGGGACGCAGTTTGCGTTTGCAACCGCACGAGAACTTGCCGGACCGCAAGCGCTGATAGCTGACTACAATCTCCGCGCCGCAGTCGCACAAGCACCGCACATACGACCAGGAGTTCGAGTATTCCGGTCCGATTACGGTCAGCATCGTGTCGGGCAAACGCTCGCCCGGTTTGAACACACACTCTCGCAAACGCCGCTGGCAACCGCAGGAGTACTGTCCGGTGCGCAGGTTTTGGTAGCGTATCACCACCTCTTTGCCGCAGTCGCACAAGCATTGGATATGCGACCAGGAACCTGCGAAGGGGCCGATCACGGTCAGCATACTGTCCAGAACGCGCTCGCCCGAATGAAACATCGAGCCGTTGCGGCGTCTACAGCCGCACGAATACTTGCCATAAAAGAGCGCCCCATAGGTGGCGACGAACTCGTTTCCGCAGTCGCAACGACAGCGAATCATCCTCCAGGTAGTACCAGTGGGACCGATCACGGTCAGCATCGTGCCTTCTAACTTCTGTCCTGGCATGAAGATAGACGATATGTGGTGATTCATACCGTGACTATAACATAAAACTGGCAAAAGAGAAAGTTGTGCTTTCCGCGTAGAACTAAAGAGATTTAGGGGGGATTCTAATCCTCTTAGTTCTACGCGGAAAGCACAACTCTAACATTTTCCACTTTTGATACAATACTCAAGACCCCACGCCATTATTGACTTCCACTCGCTCCTGCGCTACCATGATCTCGTGCTCGCAACATGCTCACCTCTGCATCTGTCGTTCGCCTCCTTGAGCGGGGCGCCCGCCGGACATCGCGGTATGCCCGGCGGACACCCCGCCTCTTTCCAAGTTTTGCGATCCATGTAGACTCTACAGGCTCCGCATTTTGATTGTTGACTTCCACTGCACGATATGATACGGTTGTTCTGCATGGCCAAGGCCAGACAGTTGCAACCGTCCAATCCGGTCCCCCAGCGCGCCCCAGGCACGCGGGGACGGCGCTGCGCGTCTTATCCGGACGTGGATCTGCGGCGCATCGGCAAGTCCATCGGCATCAGCTCCACATATGCTGGCCGCATCCTGAACGGCCACAGCAGGCCGTCCATGGGCGTGGCGCAGAAGGTCGCCAAGCTGATGGGCTGGACGCTGGACCAGGTCAACGGTTTGTACCAGCCAAAGCCAAAGACGAATACTTTACCGCCCGACGAGGAATCCTTCCATGGCAAGAGTCGAAACAGTCGTGAACGAAAACAGCGCGCATCCAAGTGAACCCACTACTGGTCCGCGCCTGGTCTTCCTGCGCCCCAATCAGATCGTCGTCGATCCGCTGGTGGCCAAGAGCCGTCCCGAGCCGCTGCCGCCCGACGAGGACGACAGCATCGGCGCGCTGGCCAAGTCGCTTCAGTCCAACGGCCAGATCGTGCCCTGCGTAGTCGAACAGCGCGCCGACGGCGCGTATTATCTGATCGACGGCGGACGGCGCCTGAAGGCCGCCAGGCGGATCGACGCCAAGGAGCCGTTCCAGCTTCTTTGCGCCGTCGGCGCGTCCGGTTCGCCCGAAGACGCACTCAGGCTGGCCATTCATGCCAATCTGAAGCGCCGCGGGTATACCGCGCTGCAACTCGCTAAGCTGTGTCAAGACCTGCGCGCGTCGCATGGCTGGGAAGGAACGCGCGAGGTAGCTCTGTACCTGGGGGTGTCGCGGGCGCAAGTGAGCGAGCACGACAAACTGCTGCACAAGCCCGAAGCGATGGAGCAAGCGGTCTACGACGATTTGCTGACCCAAGTCGCCAGTGGCGGCATGCGCGCCGACGCGGCGTTCTTTGCCTTGACGCACGTCGAACCGTCCAAAGCGGGTGTAGTCGTGTCCGGGGCGCAGAAGATTGCCGAAGAGGAGCGCGTCCGTGCCGCTCAGAAGGCTTCAATTGCACCCGAGCCGGTCCTACCCACGCCGGAAGTCGAAACGGACGCGCCAGCGGTCCAGGAATTGCAGGACGGTGGCAAGGAAGAGGCGTCCGCGCCGGTAAAAAGGGGCAAACCGGCCGTCAAGACGCCCAAGGGTGTGTTCGACGAACAGCGCAGGAAGCACAAAGAGCGCATCGCAGCCGAGAAAGCGGCCAAAGCGGCCAAAGCGGCTGGGGCGACCGGGACGGACAAGGCAGCCGGAGCGGCCGTACCCGTCAAAGTCGAGAAGAAGCACATCCGCCAGGCCGCCAAGGAAGCCAAGGCTCTGAAGGCCGACAGGCCGCTTCAGAAGACGCCGGCCGAGCTGCGCAAACTGCTCGAAGTACTGCGCGGAGCTTCTTACCCGGATGTGATGCGGAACTTCATCTCGACCTTGGGCGACCAGTGGTGGAGAGGCGACGCGCTGGACCAAGAAGTGATCGAGCACTGGAACCAGATAGCCCTACTGGTCGAAGAAGCCGCGGCCAAGCGGCCGAAGTCCAAGATTGCCAAAGCGGCGAAGAAGACCGTCGCACCGGCGGCGAAGAAGACCGCGCCGAAGCCCGCAACGAAGAAGCCAGTCAAGAAGGGCAAGTAACTTCGCTCTTGCACTTACCCGACGTTTGGTGTTAAGTTAGTTCCGTTCGTTTAATCCCGATTACTTACTGGTATCTGTGTGATTCGAGAAGCCGCGCTCAATCACAAACCGGACTTGTCCGCTCCTTCGCGCCCGAGACCGTTCCTGGTTTCGAGCACGCGGTCGCCGCTGGCGAACCCGAACACACCAATTCACAAGCTGGCGTCCGCGATTCAATCGTGTTTGTACTTTCCCGATCCTGGGCCGCTCTATGCAGTCTGCGGTGCGCTGGTGGCCAACACCATGCGCGGGTATCCGGTCTGGATCATGCTGGTAGGACCGCCCGAGAGCGGTAAGACCGAACTGCTGAAGCCACTGCTGAACTTGGACTCCTGCCGCGAATGCGGAGACCTATCCGGCAAAGCGGCGTTGCTGAGCGGCACCAAGGCGAAAGAGCGCACGGCGGACGCCACGGGAGGTCTTCTGGCCAGCATCCCCAAGAGTCCGGCGGGGTTCCCGCGCGGCATGCTGGTCATGCTGGACTTCGCCCGTACCGTTTTAGCAGCCGACCCGGCAGCCAGCAGAGCTTCAATGGGCGCCATCGGAATGCTGCACGACCAGCATTACCAGCGCGAGGTCGGCACCGATGGCGGCAAGACGCTTTCGTTCTCCGGCAAGATCGGCTTTGTCGCGGCTTGTACGGATGTGATCGACAGTCCCGACAACCAGCGCGCCAACGCGGAAATGGGCGAACGGTGTCTGTATTACCGCTACCCCAAGAGCGAAGGCTATCACGAGATCGACAGCGCGCTCGACAACCCGGACGGTCCGGGCAAGGCGAACGATCTGGCGCTGCACTTTTTAAACTGGTCGTTCGAGGTGGACCTGGACTGGGACGAGTTTTCGCCGCCCCGGCCGCTGACGGACGGTGAGCGCAAGACGATCTCGATCCTGTCGCAGTTCTGCGCCAGAGGCAGATCGGCGGTCCAGCGCGACCGCTGGAACCATAACGAGATCAGCGGGATCACCAGGTCCGCATTAGGACCGCGCATAGCCAACACCTTTGCACAGCTTCTTCGTGGCATGGAGCGCATCGGCTGCACGCCAAACGAAAGCCTGGATGTGCTGCGACATTGTGCGATGGACAGCCTGCCGTCTACCAGGGCCGCGGCGATCGCGGCAATCCGAAACGGCCTCAAGGGCGCGAGCGACATCGCCGGCCGGATCGGCATCGCCATCGGAGCGGCCAAGCGGACGCTCGAAGATCTGAAGGTCCACGGCCTGCTGGATTGTCCCGCGCCGGATTCCAGCGGCCCCTGGAGCATCAGCGAAAAGGCGCTGACGATGTTGCGCATGGGGTGGGACGAATGATGATCGCCGCTCTTTTCGTAAACGCTACAGGCCCGTACATCGGTCTCCGGCACGTCGATCCCTGGACGGAAACGCGGGACGCAAGACTATATCGTGGACCGCATAAGGTCGTGGCTCACCCGCCATGTGCCAGATGGGGCCGCTACTGGTTTGGCGGACCTTCGTCCAAGGTGCGTCTTCAAAAAGGCGACGATGGTGGATGTTTTGTTGCCGCGTTGTCCGCCGTGCGCCAATGGGGTGGCGTGCTTGAACACCCGGCGGCGTCGTGGGCGTGGAAGGCGTTCGGGTTGACAACCCCGCCGCGCGAAGGAGGATGGATTCCCGCCGACGGAGGACTCTTTGGCGGATGGACATGTTGTGTCGATCAGGGCTGGTATGGTCACCGTGCCCAAAAGGCGACTTGGCTGTACGCTTTCGATACGGCGTTGCCCAATCTGCGATGGGGTAAGATACCCGGCAAAGTAAGATTGGAGGATGGCTTCCATTCCGCAGAAGAGCGCAGGCGCAGGATTCGCACCGGCACTTGCCAGAAGTTGTCGCATCGGGAACGGGAGCTGACTCCATTGCCTTTTCGGGATCTGCTGCTGGCGATTGCCGGCAGCGAACCGTGGCAGACTATGGAAGTGGACGAATGAACTTGACAGTTCTTGATCTGGGGCGTATGATAAAGGCTGCTCCGAGATGAACGCCCAATCGATCTTCGATTCGCTCTCTCCCGCCGATCTGGGACTGCCGGACAAGTTTACTACCTTCCGCCGCCACCAGCGCGAGGCTCTTGAGTGGCTCACCGCCGCATGCGAGCAACCCATTAGCGCCGCCTGTTTGCCTACTGGCGGCGGCAAGACCGCGATCGCGATGGCGCTCGCGCAACTTACAAACGTCAAAGCGGTCTATCTGGTGGCCACCAAGCAGCTTCAGAGCCAGGTCCTGAGGGACTTCGCTTCGATGGGCATGGTGGACATCCGCGGGCGCGCCAACTACCGCTGTCCCAACTACGGCGATTGCGAGCGCGGCTACGACGAAGAGTGCAGTGTGTCCAACACCAGCGGGTGCGAGTATGCCAACGCGGTAGACAACGCCAAAAACTCGCGGCTGATCGTTACCAACTATGCGTACTGGCTGCACGCCCGAAAGCATAACAGCCGGGCGCTGGAGCTTGACGGTTGGCCTGTCGAGCTGCTGATCTGCGACGAAGCACATGCGCTCGAAGGACAGCTTGGCGGGTTCGCAGCGGTGAAGTTTTACGCGAGCGAACTGGGCAAGACAGGTTCGTCGCTGCCGCGTGCGGGTGTCATGCAGCCGGCGGACGGAGGTTCATATCGGACCGACGAAGAGAATGCCTCTCGCATCTGGCGCGAGTGGTCTAAGAGCCGTGCCGACAAGCTTGCCGGATCGAACGACGACGACGACAAGGACCTCTGCGATCGTCTGCGACGTGTTATTCGCATGAACTCCAACTGGGTGTGGCAATTCGACGATCGAGGTCACGTCACATTCGAGCCCATCCGATTGAACCCCTGGATGCGCACGCTCTTTAGCGGTGTCCCGCGCGTGCTGCTGATGTCCGCCAGTTTGAACCAGTTCACTTTGCGCCTGCTGATGCCGCAGGACACCCTGTACGACTATCGCGCCTGGGACCAGGTCTTCCCGGCATCGAACGCTCCGGTCTATCACATCCCAACCAAAAAGCTCTCGTGGAGGAGTACCGATGAAGACTACCAAGAAGTCATCGCCGCGATGGACAAGGTTATCGATCAACGTCTCGACCGGAAAGGGATTGTTCATACAGTCAGTTACGCTCGATCCAGACGAGCCTTGCAGCATTCGCGTCACGCTCGACGGTTCATCTTTAACGAACAAGGAAGCGACCTTGCGCGTTGCCTGGACGAATTCAGGGCAGCCAGTCCTGGAACCTGTGCGCGGACAATTCTCGTTACGCCATCTGTCGAGCAAGGTTTCGACTTCCCCGGCGTCGAATGCGAGCACCAGCACTTCCTCAAGTTCCCGTTCCCAAACGAAACGCAGAGGGTAGTCAAGGAACGCTGTGCGCAGATTGGCGGTTACCGGCTCCATCACGCCGCCCAACGGATCTATCAGATGGTGGGCCGCGCGCGCCGGTACGAGACCGACCGCTGCGAGAACTTCGTGTACGATAACGCCGTGCGTCAACTGTGCGGTCCGGAAGGGCGCTCGTATTGCCCTCCGGGGTTCCGAATCTTTACGGTGCTGGCGGCGCCCCCGCCTCCGCCGCGTATCAACACCACCAACAGCACCGTCAAAAGTGCCAACCCAAACTGAAAAGGAGAAGTACCATCATGCCCAGAGTCAGTAGCGCCCCCGAGGATGCGTTCCACTTTAAGGGTGGATTCGCGGACGGATGGGGCAAAATCACCAGCGCCAAAGCGCTCGTATTCCAGTTTCCTCCGGACAAGGAATCCAGCCGGCAAGGCCCCCCCGGACTGTTTGCCTGCCTGGAGATCCAGCGTTTCAACGACAACGCGGGCAACCAGAGCGCCGAACAGCCGAGCGAAGTCTTGCTCTCGATCCAGAGCGCCAACAAAGAAAGTGGCGAACTCAACCTGTGCCATCCGGGCAGGTTTGTGGACGGCAACCCCGACAGCGATCCCGAAGACATGACCGGCGAACTCGGCGCCGAGGGGGACACCCTGTTTGCTGTGCAGGACGGGTTCCAGCTCAACGACAAGACCAAGTGGATGACGTTCACGGCCTCGCTTCAGGAAAAGGGTTTCCAGCCCAAGATTCTGAAGCGCACCTGGTTCAACGACCTGGTGGGCCTGTACGCCTACTTCAAAACGGAAACGCGCAAGAAGTTCCGCGACGACCAGACCAGCGATCCCACAGTGTTCTTGGTGACCGAGATCAAGGAGTTCCCTTACGAGCTTAAGCCGGCCGCAAAGGGCAAACCGGCGCCGAAGGGCAAGGCGGCGGCTTCTGCAACCGCTCCCGCCGCCGCTGCGGTAGAACCCGCTAGCGAATCCGCCGAAGAGATCGCCGCGGCGATCCTCTCGAAGACCTTGGCGCCCGCCAGAAAGGGCGTGGTGATCGCCGACATCAAGCGCCTGAAGATCGAAGCGTTGATGGCCATCAGCAAGCACAAGCCGGCGGTGCCGGCCGAGCTGAAGAAGGCGGTGCAAAATCAGTTGGGCGACGACGACTGGCTGGAAGCCACCGGCGCTGCCGAGGGCCTGTTCGAGATCCTGGAGAACGGCCAGGTGAAGTTCGCCGACTAAGCGGACGATGTAGTCGTTCCGATGTAGTCGTTCTTGCGTGGGGCCGGCGTGTGGCGCGCGCCACCGTGGTTTACTCCATGAGCGAGCGCCGGCCCCAACGGGAATAGAGAATCCAATCGGGGAGTTAACAAAATGGCAGCGAGCGAGAAAGTCAAATCGTTTTGGCGGGTAGGAGAGGCTTACCTAATCCGCACAGTGACCATGATCGACACAGGCATTCTAGTGTCGATCGACGAGCATGAAATCGTGCTCAAAGACGCGGCCTGGATCGCCGACACAGGTCGATTCAACGAGGCTCTGAAGACCTTGAATTTTAGCGAGGTCGAACCCTTCCCCGATGGTCTGGTAGCCGTTGGCAGAAGCGCCCTCATCGACGCTGTACAGATTTCCGGTGCTCCCCGTCGGGTGGTGTAGGATGACTGCTTCGTGGTTGTTTGCGGGATGGTCGTGGTCGGGGTCGCGTTCGGGGTCGTGGTCGTGGTCGGGGTCGCGGTCGGGGTCGCGGTCGTGGTCGTGTTCGGGGTCGCGGTCGGGGTCGCGGTCGTGGTCGTGGTCGGGGTCGCGTTCGCGGTCGCGGTCGCGTTCGGGGTCGCGGTCGTGGTCGGGGTCGGGGTCGCGGTCGTGGTCGGGGTCGCGGTCGTGGTCGGGGTCGGGGTCGCGGTCGTGGTCGGGGTCGGGGTCGCGGTCGTGGTCGGGGTCGGGGTCGGGGTAAACAACCAAGATGCCCACACTAATTTCAGAAACGGATGTCCGTCTCGAACGAGCGGACCTATGCAGGAGAATCGTCCTGCCGCGCGACACGTCGGACAACTTCATCGTGCCACCGCCGCGCGCACCGGGACTGCATCTGTCCGGTCTGTTGCGGTACGTCGCTCAAAAGTCTCGGATCACTTCTTACCTGGAACAGTTAGACGAAGAAGCGGTGCCGCTGCGGTGGGCTCTCGGCATCGCATGGGAAGAGTTTGCAGCATCGCTTTATCCGGACATGGTCTGGCAACCCGGCGAGGTAACCGATCCGGTTATCATGACCTGCGACGGCATCGGCTATCTGTCGGACGTGAACCAGCCCTGCATCGAAGAGTTCAAGTGCAACCGGGCCAAGAAATATACGGGCGCGGACATGCTCAAGAAGAAGTGGGCATGGCTGTGCCAAGGCGCCGGCTACTGCATCGGGTACGGCTGCGAGTTCGTGCGCTGGCACGTATTAAGTGTGATGGAGTTTCCCGATCCGGTTTACACGAAATACCTGGTCGGATTCACATCCAAGGAGTTAGGCGAGATGCGTAAGATGATCGAGAACAACCGCTCCGGAGCGATCTCAGAGGGGTATTGCGAATGAAAAACACAGTGGTGCCAGCCGCGCAGAAGGTCGAGTTCGAGACGCTCAAAATCGGCGCTCCCGAAAAGCTGTTCGTCGGCGTCTTCGGACGTTCCGGCACGGGCAAAACCCGCCTGATGGCGACCGCACCGGGTTTGGGCGTGGTCCCGTTGCAGCGCAAAGTCAGACCCACCATCGAACAGGTCTTGCGCGATCTCTATCCCACCCGTAAGGTCTACTGGCCCAAAGACCCGGAGCAGTTCTACAGATATAAGAACCCGATGGAGCTGGCGATGATGAACCGCGAGGAGTCCATCGGGTTCTACCGGGCTCTGGTGGACCGTATCAAGGCGGCGTACTGGTCCCTGTTGGACATGCCGGAAGTGAAAACCATCGGGATCGACAGCGGGTACACGTTGTACAACCTGATCGTCGCCGCCCACTATGGGCGGTCTACGCGCTTCAGCGCCGAGAAGACGGCCTGGGAACCGCCGAACACCGAGATGCGGATGCTGCTTGAGAGCCTGCAAACCAAGCATGTGGTGTTCACGACCGAATCGAAAGAGTCGTACCAGAAGAAAGAAGCTCTCGGGTACGACGAAAACGCCGGTTACAAAGCTCTCGGTTACGAGTGCAATGTGCTGGTCGAGACCCACTTCAGCGTCGAGGACGGCTTCTGGCTGGATGTCCGTATGTGCCAGGACCGGGCTGCGCTGATGGGCGAGGCGGGGCAGCATTTGCTGTCCGGCGACATGATCGAGTTCAAATACCTGGCGTGCGAACTGCGGCCGGACAGCTCCATCGAAGATTGGGAGTAAGCGATGCAGCAGACAGTCTACAAGTGCGACGAATGCGGCCGGGTCAAACAGGAGAGCAACCACTGGTTCTGCATCAGTTACCAGGCAGACATGGTCGGCTGCATGGTGCTGTCCAGGTTTTACACCACGGGAAGTCCTACGCTGGTGCATATCTGCTCGCAAGAATGCCTGGTGGCCCGCGTGTCCAAGTGGGCCGGCGCGCTTGTAAGCGCGAAGGAGACCACATGAGATGAACGACGAACTCTACCTAAAGCAATTGCAAGCGGCGGTCACATTGCGCCAGATCGGCAAACCCGGTCTGGCGATGACGGTCGCGGACGACCTGCTTCCGGAGCGCATTAACGAACCCGCCCTGTGGCACACCTTCGGCCAGATCAAGACCGACATGGGGGCGTTCACGGAGGCGCTGGTCTATCACCGGCGCGCCGTCGAGCTGATGCGCGCGCGCAAGATGAGCGACGATCGCGTGGCCGAGTACCAGACTGCGGCGTTAGGTCTGGCGTGCGCACTGATGCGTCACGGGCTTTTTGAAGAAGCCTGGCCCTACTGGGAAGCCGGACGGATCGGTGTCAGTTGGGTTCCTTGGCCGGGTAGCAAGTTGTGGACAGGCCAGCAAGCGGGCAGCCTTCTGATCCAGGCCGAAGGCGGCTACGGCGACATCATGCAGTTTATGCGCTGGCTGCCGGAAGCCAAGAAGCGCGCTGGCACGATCGGTCTCACGCTGTTTCCGCGGTTGGCGGATTTCTGCGACTGGTCCGCGTTGGGCGTTGGTAGAGTCTACAAGGTGGGCGTGGACCAGCTCAAATTCGGAGAGTACGAGTACGCCACGAGCATTCTGAGCCTGCCGGGCGCGCTGGGGATGAAGACGCGGGAGGACGTGCCGCCAGAGGGTAATTCAGCGTGCGCTATCGGTCTCTCGCTTGCGAGTCCCTGTGCGGATCGACCTTTCCGCATCGGCTTCTGCTGGCGCGCCGAGGAAGCTTTCGCTCCGTATCCCAAACGCTCGCTCTCTTACGATCGAGCCGGCGCGGTCGTGTACGAACTGGTCCAAGACGGGAGATTCTCCGGTGGGGTTGAAGTCCTGTCTCTCTCTATCGACAACGCCTGCCTGTACGGTAAGGACACGTCCGCGCAGACCGCGCAGACCGCGCAGACCGCGCAGACCGCGCAGACCGCGCAGACCGCGCAGACCGCGCAGACCGCGCAGACCGATTTCATGAAACTCGAACCCGAACGCCAGACCTCATGGCGCGCCACTGCCGAATACATGTGCTCGATGGACTTCGTTTTGACCGTGGACACGGCGGTAGCTCACCTGGCCGGCCTGTTGGGAATTCCTACGCTGGTCCTGCTGCCCGTCGCTTCCGAATGGCGCTGGGGTATGCCGGATCGCACATCGGGCCCCTGGTACGGCCCGCAGTTGACCTACTACCGCCAGCGCCGGCCTTTGGTGTGGAACGCCAAGGAGATCGCCGCAGCGGCCGTAGCGGCAATGGAGAGTATCAAACCGTGAGCACGTTAAAACCGACCCTTTCGATAGGGAGTAACACAATGATACGCACGATCACGGTGGCGGCCTACAGGAGACCGGACTACCTCAAGCAAGTGCTGGAAAGTCTGAAGGTGGCGTTGGAGAACTGTCCCGAGTATGCGCCGGAGCGGATTGTGATCGGCGTCGATCCGGCGCCAAATCAAGCGAAAGTTATCGATACCGCCCGATGTTTGGACTCCTACGCCTTGATTGCCTGGCCAGACCATCTGGGCGTGGACGAACACCCCCGGCGGCTGTTGCAGTACACCTTTGAGGAATTGCACTCGGACTTCAACCTGCACCTGGAAGACGACACGGTGCCGAGCCCGGACGCACTCAGACTGGCCTGCTGGTACCACATGTGGCACGCGGAGGATTACAACCAGACGCTCTGCGTCATGCTGTACTCCAACAGCGTTACTTCGGACCAGCCCGAAGCGGTAGTAAAGAGATCCACGTTTACGCCGTGGGGATGGGGCTGCATACGCCGCCAATGGATCGAATGGCTCGCCCCCAACTGGAACTCGAAACGGGAACGTCCTACCGGCTGGGACTGGTCGATCTCCAGGTTGATGAGCCGGCACAGGCTGACGGCGCTGGCGCCGGTGCTATCGAGAGTTCACAACATCGGGCGCACCAGGGGCCAGTATCAAACGCCCGAAGGCTACGACCGGGACTTCGGCAAACAGGTCTTCGCCGGAGAATCGGAAATGCGGTCGATCGAAGAGTTTGCGTTCGACCCCACGGAACCGTCGAGAGAAGAATGGAAGCACGGAGATTAACCGCACGGAGATTAACCAAGTGAAAAAGCAGAAAGACCGCGTCACCGCGAACCAGATCGAACAGGCCCTGCTCGAACAAGTCGAGTACGTGAGCCATATGAACATCAGCCGCAACCTGATCTCGAACAACGTCACGTTCTGCGAGATGCTCGTCACCAGGCTCTTCGGGCAGCGCGATCCGGGTAAGCGGACCGACGCTTACAAGGAGATGGTCCGAAAAACGATTGAAGACGCGCAAGTAGAACGCGCCGAATTCGAGCTGAAGATGAAGGAACAGCGCGCCGCGCAGGAACGCAAAATCGTCGTGCCAGGTCAATCAGGCCCGCGTGGACCGCTGATAAGGAACTAACCCCTGTGTCGATACTGGTAGACGACCGGGAAGACACGGGGATGGTAGAACAGCTCTCCCGCTTCGGTCTTCCCCTGTCGGTAGTCCGTCTGGAGTTTGGCGACCTGGCGATCCAGTCGAACGAAGGGCTCCTGATCGGATATGAACGTAAGCGGCTGACCGACCTGATCGCCTGCATGCAGGACAGACGGTTGAGCGGCCACCAACTGAAGGGCATGTGGGGGATTTACGACCGTGTCGAGCTGATCGTCGAAGGCGTATGGCGCCCCGGAGAGACCGGCGCCATAGAGATCGTGAACGGTCGCGCCGGCGGGTGGACTACGTTGTTCCACCGCGGCAGCGGGATCTCCTACAGGCAGGTAGACAGTTACCTGTACAGCCAGTACGAATGCGGCGGGGTCCCTTGCTGGAGAACTGGCTCGCTGGCGGAGACCGCACACCTGTATGCCAGCAGGTTCCACTGGTGGCAGAAAGACTATCAGCTTCACCGGAGCCACGACGTGTTGTTCTCGAACGAGCCATCGGCTCAACGGCGCGGCGCTTGTATTCTTCACCAGGGCGAAGCGAACGCGGTTACGATGATGGCGGCGCAGGTGCCGGGGATCGATAGTAAGGCATGGGACATCGGCAAGCACTTCAGATCCCCGGCGGACATGTGCCTCGCGGACGAAAAAGAGTGGCGCAGGGTTGAATGGACCGACAGAAAAGGGAACGTGAAGCACTTCGGAAAAGAGACGGCCGGATCGATTGTGAACTGGCTGAGAGGGAGGAGCACATGAAGTATCGAGCCACCGCTGTAGACTTTCTCAAAGACGGGCACCCGGTGCAGTCGTTCCATCGATACCTTACCTGCGCTTGGGCGTGGGCCAGGATCACTTCCAACACTTACGGCTGCAAAGTGGAGATCCACGAGATCGAAGAACGTCTGGTGCAGATTATCTACCCGCCCGAACCGGCGGAGAAACCGTCGGAGAAACCGGCGCGAGCCGCCTGATGCCCAACTGGACCACTCCTTGTCCGCACTGCCCGCGCCGCTATCGGGCCATCGGAGGCGACGGTCCGCAACCGGCCGCGGTCCTCTGCATCGCAGAGCGTCCCGGCAAGGACGAGAACCTGCGCGGACGCGTCTTAGTGGGCAAGACCGGCCAAGAATGGGACGAACTGTATCTGCCTTTAGCTGGTCTTGACCGTTCGGAAGTCCGCGTATGTAACACCGTACTTTGTTGGGCGGACTCGAACAAGACCCCATCGGACAAAGAAGTCCTGCATTGTGCGCAGCACCACATACCGGATGAGATCGAGAAGACGAATCCACGGGAGATTATCCTGATGGGGGCTACCGCGTGTAAGCTGGTGCCCGGAATCAAGCTCGAATTGCACCACGGGATACCACAGCACACCAACAAGGTAGGTAAGTTGTTCGGCTGGTCCGGCTGGCTGGTGCCTATGTACCATCCGTCTATCGGCTTGCACGAATCGCGCTGGATGCAGATTTGCATGGAGGACTGGGCGGGACTGAAACGTAACGACCCGTTGGACTACTGTTACGAAGAAGATCCACCGAAGGAGACTTATGATTATCAGGTTGCCCGGCTCATTGCGTTTAGAACTGGCCAAACGGTCGCAAGAATCGCCGTTGACACGGAGAGCCATGGAGGTTCGCCTTGGTCTGTTCAGTACAGCGAACAACCTGGAATGGGCCGTCTCGTTCAAGTTCGAGATAGCGCGGCGCTGGCCCAGTTACGGGGACTTCTATCCTGCGCCGAAGAAGTCGTGTTCCACAACGCCGCTTACGACCTCGAAGTCCTCCGGCAGCTAGGCATCCGCGTAAGAGCTTATCGCGACACAATGCAGGAAGCCTTTCATCTTGGCAACCTGCCGCAAGGCCTGAAGGCGCTGGCGTACAGGCTGTTCAGGCACACGATGACAAGTTACAACGAAACCGTGCGCCCGGCCTCCATCGAAGCGTTGCAGACCTGGATGATCGAAGCCTTGCGGATTGCGCAAAGAGACCTGTGCTTCGCCGAACGTGTGCGACTCAAAACCAGGGTCAAGGAAGTCGTTCACAAAGGCGAGTTAGAATCGTTGCTCGACCGGCTGCTGCGGTTGACCGATATAACTTCCGAATACGACCCCTGGGAACGGCTGAACGACTTCTGGAACGAACCGTCGAACGAGTGGATGACCGCGTATGTGGAAGCGCGCGTGGGACGGTATCCGATCTTAGGCATTGCCAACTGCAAGTTGTCCGATGCGGTCAACTACGCCTGCGGCGACGCGGATTGGACGGGACGTGTCGCAGCCGATCTGGAGCGCCGGCGCAAGGGCGCGTTCAGAATCTACAAGGGGGACGCCGATGCTCTATAACGGCATCGCGCTGCCTGGCCGGCCGGACCTTGAAAACGTCCGCCGGCTCGATCTGATGGTCTTGCCCCAGCTAAATAGAATGACCCGCGTCGGCATCGCCGTTGACCTGCCCTATCTGCGCGAGCTATCTTCCCAGTTCGGCTCCGAGATGGCGGAGCTTCAGAAGCGGATCGCCTCCTACATCCCACCGGACGCGCTCGACCGCTTCAGCGCGGCGGCGGCGAACATCGAAGAAGAGCAGGGCAGCGCCACCATCAACGCCGCCAGCTCGGAACAGATCCGGGTCCTGCTGTTCGACTTGCTCGCCATCGGAAGCAAACTGAAACTCAAGACGACCGGCGCCGGCCGTATCAGCACCGGACGCAAGCAGTTGGAGATGTGCCGCGACGATCATCCGGTGGTGCCGCTGGTGCTCCAGTATCGCGAACGCGCCAAGCTCAAATCGGCATTCTGCGACGCACTGCCGCAAAAGGCCCGGCTGCACCCCAAAGGTCTATCGTGCCCCCTGTGCGAACTGCCGCATGTAGAGTCTACATGGCGTTTGCACACTACCTTCCCCACCACGCGCGCGATCACGGGCAGGCTCAGTAGCCGGAATCCAAACCTCCAGCAAATACCTATCCGTTCCAATCTGGGGGCCCGTATCCGCGGCGCGTTTATGGCGTCGCCGGGCACCCGACTGGTCAGCGTCGATTTCTCCCAGATGGAGATCCGCGACCTCGCGCACCTGGCCGACGCTCGATCGATGATCCGGATCTACAACGCGGGCGGAGACATCCACACCAACACGGCGATGAAGTCGTTCGGGATCTCGGACCCGGCGCAAGTAGACAAATACAAGCACCGGCTGCCCAGTAAGAGGGTGAACTTCGGGATTCAGAACGGCACAACCGAAAAAGGTCTCCATGCCCAGTTGGTGACCGACTACTGGGCCGCGGATATGACGCCGCCCGACTGGCTGACCGAAGAGTGGTGCAAGCGGTTCATCGAATCCTGGCACCAAACATATCCAGAGGTCCAGCCGTACTTCGATGTCCAGTACTATCGGGCAAGAAGATATGGGTTTGTTTGGGACCCCTGGGGACGGGTGCGCTACATCCCACAGGTTCGTTCGAGTCTGTCCTGGAAGGTATCCGAGGGGCTTAGAGAGGCTCAGAACTTCGCCGTCACCGCATCCAACGCGGAGCAAACCAAACTGGCCATGGCCGAGTGCGAAGACGAATTTGAAGTCCTGCGCGCGAACGATGTGTACTGCGAAGCGCTGCTGAGCGTCCACGACCAGATCATCGCCGAGGTCGAAGAAGACTACGCCGCATCGGTGGGCTCGTTGATGCAGTATGTGTTCGATCATGTGATGGACGACCGCCAGACGGGTGTGCGTCTGTGGCGGACCCCGATAGAGTCCGATTGCGAGATCCTGGAACGCTGGAAAGAAAAGGAGTAACTTGTGCCGAAAGAAACCGAATCCGAACCCACCAAGGCGCCGCGCTTCACCAGCGCCGCCAACTCGAAACTACCCTTAGCGAGCGTGATCGACGACACCGAAACGATGCGCCACGCCGTCAAGCTGCTCAAGGAAGGAGTAGCCAATAGCGCCAAACAGAGCGAGCTGAAGGAACGCGAGTCCGAAATCCGCGAAGAACTGGCGGCCATCTGCCATGCGTATGAATTGACCGGCTTCAAGCACGGCCTGTGCGGGTTCGAGTATCACGGGTATCAAACTCGCCAGACATTGAGCAAGGAACGGCTGCTCGCTTTGGGCGTGCCCGCCGATACGATCGCGCAGGCATATTCGGAAGGCAAGCCCTTTTTGTCCAGCAGGCTGCTGGCGTTCGACATGGAGTAGAACGGCTACCGTCCCTCGTAATCTTGCGACGGCTTCTTGCCAATGCCTCCGATGGCCGCGTGATTCGTCCGGCTGAAATAGAACCCGATCACCATGCCGAACGAGATGTTAAGCACAGGCGGGGTCTCGCTCTTGTTGAACGTCGCGTAGGCCCCCGCCGTCATCGTGCAAACGGTGACGACGATCGCGATGATGGCTTGGGTGTACTCCCACAAGAGGTTCACCCGGCGCTGGCCGGCGGTGGTCAGGTCCTGCTGGGAAGTAGTCGTGGCGGGGAGGGATAAATCCGAGTTCAATCCGTTCATGAGGGTGGCCTTCAGTTATTATCACGCTCCCTGGCCCCAATCGCAACAGTGCGCGCGGCAATCGATGTGCCGCGGATAAAACCGGTGGTGGGTATGCCGCTGCGGTTCAGCGCGATCGCCAGACGGCTCATGATTCTTGGGTTGCGGGCGGCCATGCGGGTAAGCGCTCCTACGGCTACCCCAGCGCCCCCGCCGATACCGCGCGCGGCTCCGCCTCCAACCATAGCTCCGATTGCTTCTCCCACACCGGCGCCCAATACGAACACCGCCCAGTCGTTGATCCAACTGGGGTGCCTTTTGACGGCGCTGTTGATCGCTTCCTTCAAACGAATGTCGGTCTCGATCGCGTGGTTGATCGCCTGTATTGGTTCTTCGGGGATCGACTTCTCAATACCACGCTTCATACCGCGTGCAGCCAGTTTGCGTCCCGCCGTCATCGTGCCGGGCTCGGCGGTTTCGGCATAAGCGCCGCTGTTGATGACTGCGTACAGGTCGTCTTTGAGTTGCTGCGCTTCGGCGATCGTCGTCTCCGCCCGGCCGGGTGTGCCGGCAACGGTTTTCGTAAGAGGTTTGCCGGACGGTTCCAAAATAGACGTGGGTACTTTCTTGGCCGCCGTAGGAGCCTCGTAACCAAGAGACTCCGCCCATGTATCGCGCGCACGCTGGAGCGCCTTGGCCGCCCGCTTGTCCACTCTGGCCACGCGGTTAATCCATTTGTCAACGGGCATGAGAACGTCGGCTACGGGCACGGAGCGCTCGCTGTACGGCGATGCCGGGTCCTTGGTCAGATCCACGATATGTTGCCTGTTGGAATCGATCTCCTTCTGAAGCACGTCCAAAGAACTCTTCTCAATGGGCAGTTCGCCCTTCAGACCGCGCTCTACAACCTCTCCTCGCTGCGCCAAGGACATCTTCATTCCAGGTTTCAACTCGGCTTCGTATACCGACTTCGCCGCCGCTTCAGCCACCGGTCGAGCCAGCTTCTTACTCAACCCGAAGAGTTTGCCGGCGGCGGTCTCTGGCAGCGGGCTCAACTCCGCCGTGTGAGCCAAGCTTTTGCCGTATTCGCCGCGTTCCATCTCGGCTCCGGCTTCGGAAGCGGCGGGACCGGCGATCGGAACAAGGTATCCTAGTCCATGCCGCAGCGCGTGCGCGTACTCGCCCTTCTTGAAAGAGGACTTGGCTTCCTCGAACTCCTTACCTTGAGTTTTCAGGATGCCGCTTACTGCGTCGATCGGATGGGACCCGGCTTGTACGAGAGCGCCAGGTGCGGAGGCGATGTCGGATACGAGCGTGCCCGCGAACGATTTGGCTTGCGTGCCCAACTGCGACCAGAAACCGGGCTTCTCTTTCTTGCCGGTTTTGATAATTCCCTGCGCGGACAAGATACCCTGCACCTTCTCGTCCGTGTAGTCGTCGGGAAACTGATAGTCGGTGTCCCCGACGCGGTAGGTCTGAGGCATTACTTCGCCTCCACGAACTTACCTTGCTTATCGTCCCACACCTTGACTTTAACGCCGGATGCCGATGCAGCATTTGGCTTATCCGCCGACACTTTGCCCGATAGTTCGTTCTCCGTGGACACGACCGCCTGGTCCAATCCGGACATCACGTTCTGAAGTCCCACCTTCATCTCGTCCGCGGCGGCATTCAAAGCTCCGCGCGCCATGGAGCGATTGATGATCTCCTCGGCGGTCTCGCTTCGCACTTGGTTGGTAGCCGATCCGCCGCTCGATCTGAAAGAAGAGATCATGCTGTTGTAGCGGTAGCGCGCGGCCACCAACGCTTCTCTAAAGCGCGCCAGATCGGGATTGTCGGTCAGGTTGGCCGATAGGAACTGCTCGAAGCTGTTGTAGCGGGCAACCGAATCCAAGTCCACACTGTTGCTCAACCGCTTCAGCCGGTCGATTTCCAAGTCGGTACCGGATTTGGCCGCTCGCATTTGGCTCTGAAGCCGCAGCAGTCCAGACAGATTGTGCGTTTCGCCCGCGTACTTGGCCTGTGCCGCGGCTACGGCTTGTGGGCCGCCCATCTTCTCGATCTCTTCGGCTTTGATCGCGCCGAAGCGGGCCGTCAACTTGGGGTTCCTGGTTCCGAAGTTTGGGTCGTGCTTGGTGATAAGAGACAACCGGGCTTGAGATCGTAATTCGTTGTCGGTGAACTTCACTTCCGGATCGGCGCCGGCGGCATTGGCGGATGCGCGTCCGGTCGGCTTCGCTTCCTGCACCGCCTTGATCTTCTGCTCGGCGGTCAGTTTGGATGCGTCGAGCCCATGCTTGTCGGCATATGCCTGATGCGCGATCTCGGCCGCCGTCTGCTTCTTTGCCGGTGCGGCGGCAGCCGTCCTCGACGCCGCCGGGATCGATCTTCCCGCCGCGATCGCGTTGGCTTCTTCGGCAGCGCGTATGGGGTCCAGTCCGGCTTCGATAAGACGGTCCAGTTCTTGCTCGTAGACCTGCTGGTTGGCCTTGCGCTTGTAGGTGTCTTCGGCCTCCTGAATCTTCAGCTTCTCGGCCGCCGCCGCTTCCGCCTGTGTGGCTTCGAGCTTCTGGCGTTCTTCCGGAGTCAGCGTCAAAGTTTTGCCTTGCGGCATCGACGCTCCCGCGCGCCGCTCGGCTTCCGCCATTCCGGATCGCCGTCTGGAGTTCGCCTGCATCGTGCCGGACAACCCGCCCGTAATCATATTGGCCAGCAAGCTGCCAATGCCTCCGAGTTTACCTTTGACTCCGCCGCCTTTGCCGTCTCCTTTGCCCTTGCCACCGCCCAGCGATTGTCCCTGCATCACCTTGTCGATGTCGCTCAGCGTGCTCAACGACCACTGAAGCATTTCCGGGTCTACCGCGTCGGGGTCTCGCTCGTAGGTCTGCATGACCAGCCTGGCCGCCGACAACGGGGCCAACGCAGCCTTCTTTTCCTGCGCCGCTTTCTGGTCGATCGCCATCGAGACGAGTTTGGAAGCAAGGCCGCCACTGCCGCCGTTGCCGCCGCTGCCGCCCGCGCCGCTGCCGCCTGCGCTGCCACTGCCGCTATTGGCTCCAGATGCGCCGGGCCCTCCCCATCCACTTGTCCGATCGATAAGACCTGACATTGCGTTGTTGTCGGTAGCGGTATCGGTAGGCATTAGAACAACCCCGCGTACTTTGCTTGCGCCGCTGCGCTGCCAAGACCGGAAACTGTTTGAAGAGTGCCAAGTATGTCTTGGAATATGCCCGGCTGGCTGTAATCCTGTCCTTCCTTGGTGAGCGCGATGTTGGCGGACGTACTCTCCAGCCCCGCTCCCAGGCCCGCTTCGTTCAACCCCAGGCCGGCCAGGTTAGTCCCTAACGTCCCTAGTTCACCGGCCGCTTTGGTCCGCATGTCGCCCTGCATGCGCTGGATCGACGCAGACTTCTGAAACGGAGCCTCCGCCAGCGCGGTTGTCTTTCCACCGCCTCTGGGCTGCATCGACACCAGGTTTCTTACCTGGTCGAACTGCTGCGTGATCTGGTCGATCTCGGGCTGAGTGGCTTGTGTGATGTCCGCCTGGTCGCCACTGACCAATTTGGTCAGCAACGACAGCACGGGCGCCACCGAGTTCACACCCGACTGCTCTTGCGCCAATCCGGAGCCTAAGATCTGCTGTCCCTGCTTCCCCGTCAGTCCCTCGATCGAGCGAATGAACTCGGTCAGGCTGTTGCCCTGAATCGGTTCCAGCGAGAG